ATGGGACGTCACCGGAAGTCGAAGCACGATCTCGATCGGTATCTGCTGTGCGTCGGCGGCAATTACTACTATCGCCGGCGGGTGCCGACGGAGCTTGCCGACATCGACGAGCGCGGCCACACCGTCAAGATCTCGCTCAAGACGACGGACCTCGCCCGGGCCCGGACGATTCGCGACCTGTACGAAAAGGCGGACGATGACCGTTGGGCATCTATGCTCTGCGGCGAGGATCAGGAGGCGGCAAAGAACCGGTACCTGACCGCCATCAAGCGAGCGAAGGCGATGGGCTTCTCCTATCAGCCGTCCGCGGATCTCGCGAATGCTCCCCTCGTGGCGCTGCTCGAAAGGGTGGAGGCCATCCTCTCCCCGTCGACGCCGAAGCCTGTCGTCGAGGCCGTCATGGGTACGGTGTCAGCTCCGGCCGCTACGGTGTCGGATGCCTTCAAGGTCTACGAGGAAGAGATCACGCCGCACCAGATCTCCGGCAAGAGCGCAGGCCAGAGGGCGAAGTGGCTGTCGGTGAAGAAGGGGTCGAAGGATCACTTCATCTCCGTCATGGGTGACATGGCGATGGACGAGATCACCCGCGACGATGCCCGCCGCTACTACAACCATTGGCTCGAGCGGATCGCGCCGAAGGAAGGCAGGCCCACGCACACGCCCGACATCGGCAACCGCCGCCTGGGGGATATGCGCGTGCTGTACCGGGAGTATTATTCCCACATGAAGCAGGAGGACCGCGTCAACCCGTTCGAGGGGCTGCGGTTCAAGGACAAGGCGAAGCGCCGGCGCAAGCGGCATCCCTTCACGACCGAATGGATCACGGACAAGATCCTGAAGCCCGGCGCTCTGGCCGGCCTGAATGACGAGGCGCGAGCGATTCTGCTCATCATGATGAATGTCGGCGCCCGACCCAGCGAGATCTGCAACCTGACCGCAGACCGCATCCAACTCCAGAGCAACATCCCCTACATCAAGATTGAACCTGACGACGACCCCGAGGATCCGCGCGAGGTGAAAACCGAAACGTCGATCCGTGTGGTGCCGGTGACCGGCATCGCGCTCGAGGCGCTGAGGAGATTTCCGAAGGGCTTCCCGCGGTACCGGGACAAGGAGGGCAACTTCTCCGCTGCCATCAACAAGTACATGGTGGAGAACCACCTGAGGCAATCGGTCAAGACGACCGTCTATTCCTTCCGCCATTCGTTCGAGGACCGCATGAAGAACGTGAAGGTCGACGACGAGGTGAGGAGGATCCTCATGGGCCATGCGATCGACAGGCCCGAATACGGCGAGGGCGGTTCGCTCGCGCTCAAGCTCGAGGCGATGGCAGCGGTCGCCCTGCCTTGCGACCCTTCGATCCTCTGACGCGCTGCATGACTGAGGCCATGGTGTTCTCGGCCGCGCGCATGGCCTTCAGCTCGGCCTCGAGTCTTTCGTAGATCGGCAGGCACTTCTGCCCGTCCTTCAGGTCCACGATGATCTCGGCAACCCTGTCCAGGGCTCGCTCTATCCGTTCGGGGGTGATCTGCTGGTTCATCTCTCTGGTTCCATACTTGGAGGGGGTAGGCGTTAGGCGTTGCCGAGGGTCGGGCACTTCAAGACTTCGAGGACGGAAAACTCCTCGACCAGGCTCTTCGCCGTGTCGATGTCGCCGACGCAGCCAAGGCGCCGCAGCTGCGTCAGTGCGTAGTATGGTCCCTCTGGCTGGTACCAGCACACGCAGCCCATGGCAGCCTTGCCGACCACGTAGCGCGAGCGGTACCCAGGGAATATGTCGGAGTCCTCACCACCGTAGAGGTGGACAGGCTCCGGCTCCGTCCACGTTGGCTCGCCCCATGCGGTTTGCGTCATGTCGGTTGTGCCTCCGGGTTTTTCTTTAGAGCGTTACCGCTGGTGACCATGGTGTATCCGTCAGCGAACCTCACCAGCCGGGTGTTCATGACGTTGGTGCGGATCAGCACTTCGCAGGGCTGGCCCTTCCTCCCCTGCCTGTTCCAGCGGAAGATGTAGGGGAGGGGCTGAGTCATGGGGCCGCCCCCAGGTCGACAGCCTCCTGGATCGCAAGGCGGAACGCCTCGCGGATCTCGGTGTGATGGCCTCGAGCCTGAACCATCGTCCCGGACTTTCGCTCGAACCGGATCTGGACGTACTGGCCTTGGGAGAGACTGTGATCGACGGTCACCCTGCCGAGTGCCGCCGCCCTATCCCAAAGCTCGTCGAGCGTGATGGGGTTGCCGTAGGTGGTCGGCCCCGTCTTGCGGAAGTCGAGTAGGCTTTTCATTGTGCGCTCCCTGTTAGCGGTGCAGCCACGCTGATGACGGGGATGTACCAGTTGATCTTGATGCTGGGCCCCTTGCCATCGTCGTCCGGGTCGTACTCTCCGATCAGCCAGAAGGGGTTTTCGCAATCAGGATCGTAGGCCCCGTCATGCCGGCGCCACCGCTTCCCTGGGGTGGTTCCTGTGGGGAGGGTGGCGCTGTACTCGTCAAGCGCTTCGAACTCAGCGCGCGTTAGGTGGAGACCTGGCAGGCCACCGTATGGGTTGGCCTTCACCTTGCACTCCTCGACGTCGGGGCACGATGCCTTCATGTCAGAAGCCTCTTGGTTGTCGCCGTAGTCTGAGTCTTTGCAGACGGGGCAGGTGTAGACGGGGAGTGAACAGGTGGCGTCGGGGTGACATCCGCAGTTGCGCCCGCCAATGAACTCCATGGGGTGGCCGTTGGCGCAGGTGGTCATGACTGCTCCTTTTCTTGCTGGGCCTTCAGTGCTTCGTGATAGGAGGCAGTCCCGAGAGTTGGAGCGTAATTCAGGGCGGAATAGGCGAACTGTTGAGCGTGTTCGCCCTTGCAGAAGAACCTGTCTCGATAGGTGACCCCGTCCCAAAGGCCGACTTCTGATACATACCGGCCTCTCTCATCTTCTCCGTAGCGGAGAGAAACGATCACCTCGTTGAAAAGCCGCTGCGCCTCCTCCTTTGAGGAGGGGCGGTCAGGGCGGCTGATACCACCCCTCCACTTCGGCTGCCGGGAGTTAAGAGCCACCGTGACAACGCTCTTCCTCAGTGGTTTGCCGCAATACCGGCACAGCGGCTGAATCATCGGATCGACACCCTCCTGACCTCTGCCTTCAGGCTGCGCCGTGTCGGCCGTGCAAGGATCTTCTCCTGCAGCCGGTGGATGCCGTGGCGAAACTCCACCTGGTCGTCGCCGTGCTCCATCGGCAATTCGCAGAAGGCGTTCCAAGCACCGACGAGCATGTCGATGACCATGCGCTCCTGGTTGGTGATGCCGGTGGACTCCGGTTCCATGGGCTTGACCGGCATGATGCCGGCGTGGGTGAATTGCTGGGTCACTCTGCTGCCTCCTTGAACTCTGCTGGTTGCGCAGCGCGCGGCGGTACCGCGTCTGCCATGATGGCGCCGACGCAGGCCTTCATCTTCGCGACAGAGACGGCATTGCCGATCTGCTTGATGACCTGCGTCTTGGTGCCGGCGAACTCGTAGGTGGACTCCTCGTCATTGAAGCCCATCGCTGCCGCCAGCTCGTGCGGCTCGAGCATCCGGAAGAGGATGTCGTACTGGAGCTCGCCGTCTGCGGACTCGACCAGGGCGAACTCGCCGCCCTTGGCTGTGGTGAGCGTGGGGATTGGATCCGTGTCGACGTCGCGCGCCGACGGCCCGCCGCTGGTGTGGGTGACTGGCACCACCATCCCGAAGCGCCCCTTCACTGTGACCGTAGGAAGCGGTTCGTTGGCGCTGATGCAGGTCTCGCCGGATCCCGACCCGTAGTAGGGGGAGATCAGGGCGTGCGCCCCGCCATTGCCGCCCGTCGTCTGTGTCGGGATGGGGTTGCTTACCCCGCGCGGTGCGCCGCCTGCGGCCTGAGAGAGGATGAACGGCTCGACCAGCATGGGGCGTGCACAGCCGGGCCGGCCTTCGGATGATGCCCCGCCCGTCGTGATGGTCGGAAGAGGATCCTCCGTGGACCGAGGAGCGCCGCTATTGTGCTGCGACAGGACGATAGGCTCGGCCGAAAACAGATGCGCCGCGTGGGCGGTCTGTGTAGGCAAGGGCTCGAGCGAGCTGGAGGCCGTGGACTTCCCCTTCATATTCACGATGACCGGCTCGGCCACGCCAACTTGGCTTCCTCCCGCCGTAAGGGTTGGCAGAGGCTGGGTGACGCCGCGAGGACGTGGACCGGCCCCTTCCTTGCCGTGGCGCGGAGAGATGACGACAGGCTCGGCGATGCCGATGTGGGTACCCGAAGCGGTGATGGTCGGAAGCGGGACGTCGATGCCCTGCGCGGCCATGTGATTCCGCAGCACGACGATGAACGGTTCCGGCCACCCGTACTTGACGGCGCCGGCGTGGATCCTGGCCAGCGTCTTGGCGGCGAGCGGCTTCTTGCGATTGTAGATGGACCGGCCCTTTCGGTTCCAGTCGATGATGTCGGCCGCCGGACGCCACGGCTTTTCATCCGTGAACAGATCCTGCGAAACCTCGCTACGCTTCTTGTGGGTGGGCATCGGCCAGCTGACCTTTCGCCCGTCCGAGCGAGCCATGAGGATGAAGCGCTGCCGTGTGGTGGCGTCGCCGTAGTCGGCCGCGTTCAACTTGCGCCATTCCGGTTCGAACCCCAGGCGCTTGATCGTCTCGATCCATGCGTGGAAGTATTCGCCGCGGCGGGACTTGATCGGCTTTCCGGTGCGGTGGTCGACCGGTCCCCAATTAATGAACTCCCACACGTTCTCGATGATGATCCGCTTCACCCGGAGCTCGGTCAGCCAGGTGATGATGTGCCACGGATCCGACCGCTGCTGGTCACTGGTAGGTTTCCCGCCTCGAGCGACGCTGTGGTAGGTGCAGGTTGGTGACGCCATCAGGAGGTCGAGGTATCCCTCTGGAACGATCAGGTGAGGGCGGACGGTGGCGATGTCCTGCACGTAGTGGCGTGCTTCGGGATGATTCCGCTGGTGCGTGTCGATCGCGACAGGCCAGTGATTGAGGCAGACGAGCTCCATCTGGAGCCCGAGCTCACGGAAGGCGCGCGCTGCACCTGTAGACGAGCCGCCCGCTCCGCAGAGCAGGTCGGCGACCAGAAACTTCTTCATTGAATGTCGCTCTCCGCGGGAATGTTCGGGTGGTTGACGCCGTCGGTGACCCAGCCAGTCTTGATGACAACCCCCTCCCGGAGCCGACGGGCATGGGCAGGGGGCAGGCCTTCGATAACGGCAGTGAGGAGGTCGACCTGGCGCTCCACGGGCACGCCGCTGACGAAGTAGGAGGCCATCCGGATGGCCAGTTCGCCGAAGTAGAGCTCGTCGACTGGCGCGCACTCGTTGATGATGACCTCGATGCAGGAGCGCAGCGCGTTCTGCGAGGCGATGATGTTCGGCATCTGCTCGACGGATGGCTGGCCGCGCTGCCGAATAATCCGGTCCGTCTCCTCCTTGGTCTTGCGGAAGATCTTGCGGATGGCGGCGCGGTCCTGATTGGTGATCGCTCCCATGGGTCAGCCCTCCATCATCTGAGTGATCGGGATGTCCTTGAGCAGCGCGCAGTTGGAGCAGAGCAGCTTGCGCACGCTCGGCATGCGTTGGGCCACATTGGTCGAAGGCGCGAAGGCAGCTGCAATCGTAGGATTGCCCATCATCGTCTCGAGTCCGTGCTGCTGACGGATACTGCGGACGTCGGCGATGCACTGCGTGATCTCCACCTCGTAGAAGTGGATGTCGCCGGTGTGCAGGACGCCCTTTCCGCAGCCACAGCAGGGCTCGAGCTCCTTGCGGCCGAAGGGCTTGGCTTGGAGATTGTCGCTCATTGGAAGACGCCCTTCAGGATTGGGATGGAGAGGCAGGCGAGGCCAACGGCGATCGCGAAGACCGTCCATGCGATCCTCTTGCGCTTTCGTGAGCGAGCCGCACGTTGCAAGGCAGCCTGGGCGTCCTTCTCGGCGCGCTTCTCCCTCTCATCCGCCAGGTGGCGTAGGCCGGAGATGGCATAGTCGACATCATCTGGAGAAAGGTGCTGAACCATCCGGAGATCCCTGGCGCTGATCAGGATTTTCCTGTCGACCGAGTGCATTGCGAGTTCAGTCAGGTCATGGCAGCGGTCGATCTTGTGCCGGAGCTCGTCGCCGGAGAGGCTGCCGAGAAACGTCGGTGCGCTAGCGCGGTAGCGGGCGAGCTCCTCGTTGTATTCTTTCTTCCTCACCTTGAAGTGGTGGAGGAATGGCCCTGTCTTCTCGAGAATCGTGCTGGCCCCAACGACGGTCATTGGGGGCACGTCGGTCGTCTTGTGCGTCATGGTGAAACCTCGTCGCAGAGTTGAAGGAAGCGGTAACGCAGGGCAAACCAGTCGAAGCCTGGTGCACTGGAACCGGGCAGGGTGCCGGCGCGTGCGAATGCCTGGAGGCTGATGCACAGCTCCTCCTCGGCAAGGATCTCTACGGACGGCGCGTACTTGCCGTGAGCACAGCCCCAAACAACTCGAGAGGGGCCGCGATAGACCACCTCGCCGATCAGGGCGTGGGCGATCTCATGCTCGTGGGCATAGCGGAGGACATCGCCGCCATAGCCGCAGCGCTGCGCAAGAGCGACGTACTCTGCCGTCATCTGAGGCTCTGCGCCGTAGCTTGTGCCGTCGGGGAAGTGGGTGGCTATCCAATCCGAACCGATGTCGATCCGGCAGAACAGCATCTGGATTGAACGGAGAGGCTTGGTCACAGCGCGCCTCCGAAATGTGCTGCGGCCACCATGACCACGAGTCCGACGAGCGCGAGGAAGAGCCCCTGGTTTCGCGCCCACCGGAGTTGCTGGACATCAAATTGATAAATGCCGATAGACGCTGCGATGAGCCCGACGACGAAGAGGATCCAGATCATTGCTCTGCCCCCTCCTTCAGCCGCTTCACCTTGGTGATGCCGACCTTCGGGTAGCGAGCCTTGAAGATCTCGCGCGCCTGGTTCGGGTTGCATGCGTCGATGTCCATGTATCCGCCGTTCGCCGCGCGGACTCGGAACGTGACCGTCTCTGTCTTTTCATTCGCCCCCATGCTTCAGGTTCCTTTCTTCTGCCGCTTTGGGAATGGCCTCTTCGGCCACTTGCTTTTCGTGCACTCGGGCTTCTCGCCCTGGTCCTTCGCCAGCATCCGGCGACGGGCCTCTTCCTGCTGCTGCGTCAGGCGGCGGACCTTGGCGATGTTGCCGATGTCGCTGCCTGCCGTGGTGACCACCTTCTCGCCGCTCTTGCCGTAGGTTTTCTTCTGGTGCTCCGTGATCATCAGAAGCTCGATGTGGTCCGGATCATTGGCCGGCGGGATCGTGTCCCCTGTCAGGGGGTTGATCGGGCGGAGCGCGAGAGCAGGGTTGTGGTCGAACTGGACCTGCTCGATCGTGAGCCCCATGCGCTTGAGCGCCGCTATGAGCTTCACTTTGTCGGGGATCTTCTTGCGCACCGCCCGGGTCATCGCCGCCTCCTCAGATAGTGCCGCCGGCGCGACTGTAGTTGGTGAGGAGCCGTGCGATCGTGTCGGCCGCATCGGGCGACAGGCAGAGGCAGACGACACCGTCATCATCCCCGGCCTTGATCTGCTCCTCGGTGACCCTGTCCTCGGCGACGTAGTATTGGTTCTCGTCGCCGAGCTCTCTCGTGATGGTCTTGTAGGTGGTGCTCACGGTTATTCCTCCGTTCCGTGTTTTTCTTCGATGCGCTGAAGATCGATGGCGAAGACGACGTTCGTCTTCCCGGCGGGGGTCTTGATCCAGACGAGATCCTCGCTGGTGGCGAGGACGGTCACCTCGATCTTGGGGTAGTGCTCAGGAGAATCGGCGGGCCCTTCGTAGACGGCCTTGTCGTCCTTCACCCAAAAGGGCCGCACCATGGACACCTGGCCCTGGTCGATGGTGACGGTCTGGTATCCGTGGAATGAAAGGGTGACGTTGCCCATGCTGTCGGAGCCGTATTTCAACTCGGCCTGCACTGAGACGATGTCCCCCTTCTTGAAGTCTTGCCGCATTTTCAGGTCTCCTTATGCGAAGGGTGTGCCGGACAATCCGCTCTGCTTGTTCAGCCAGTGGCGGGCGGTCCTCCTGGTTTCCTCGTCGAAGTTCTTGCCGGGTGAGAGCACCCATTCGAGGAAGCCGCGATCCATGTCGGCCCACAGCTGACCGCGGTGCTTCTCACCGAACATCACGCGCTTCTGCAGGACCGGAGTGTTCGTCAGCTGGAGGAGGGACGAGGGGTGATGAGTGCTGATCATCCGGGAGAGGATGTGCGCCGTGACGTAGGAGTCCGGACCGGCACGATGCGGAGGCATCGCGATGGTCGGCCATTGCATGTCCCGATCTATGTCCAGCCAGTAACGGAGGGCCTGGTTGGAATAGGACGGCGCTTCCTCCCACAGGTGCTTTGCGCAGATCATCGTGCAGATCCACGCATGCACGCCGCCGGCGAAGAAGGTCCGCTCGAAGGCGGCATTGTGGGCGCAGAACAGGTCACCCGGTTCCATGTGCGCCATCAAAAGCCGGTAGGCCTCGTCCGGTGGCAGCCCGTCCTTCACCATGTCGTCGCTGATGTGGTGGACGGCGCGCGCCTGTGGCGGGATCGGAATGCCGGAATTGACCAGGTACGATTCGGTGGGACTCACCTCTCCGGTGATGCCGTCGACATCGGTAAAGCCGATCTCCACGATACCAACCGTCTTGCCCTTGGCTTTCTCGTCGGCCTGGTCGGTGGTTTCGAAATCGAGGACGCGGATCTTCATGCCGCTACCTTCGGGGCTGCTGCGACCGGCTGAGGGTTTGTGTAGCAGCACAAGGCGTCTCGCGAGGCGTTGACCTCATCCATCGAGAACCGAAGAAAACCCTTGAGCAGGAGCTCGGCCGGGATGTTGCGCGCTGCGATCGCTTCGATCGCGGCCTTCACCTCTGGGTCAGGATGATCGACGCTGAGAGAGAGCCTGTGGACCCCGCCCTCCTTGATGAAACGCTGCACGAGCTCGTGCTTGCGCTCTGCCGACTGGAGCTCCGCCAACAGCGACATGGCTCCTTCTGAAAATGCACTGGTCATGTTCGTTCCTCGTTTGTACTTGTCGATAATGAGGGGTGCGGGCGCCCCGGGGATGAGCGCCGCGCAGATTTTTTTTCAGGACGGGTATTTGCCGATGTTCAGCTTCTCGACCTCGAGGAGCGTCTTCACCTTGTGGACGAAGACCGCGTGGTCGGCCGACCAGGGCTCGCCGGCGGCATCCTTCTTGATCGCCCAATCGGTGGCATCGACGCAGGCCCTCACCAGTGGGTGCAGGTACTCCGGCGTCTGCTCCTTCCACGAAGGGGCGGCTGACTTCAGGACTCCGCGACGGGCGGGGGCGTCGAGCTCGGCATTGAGGGCGATGGCAAGGATCTTCTCGACTGCCTCGAGCGCCTTGGCCTCGTCTCCCTTGGCAATCATCAAGTCGGGAACCTCAGGAAGAGTGTCCGGCTTGGTTTCGGGCGGCTTCTCGTCCTGCTTCTTGTCTGCCTGCTTCGGCTCAGAGCTGCCCTGAGGCGAGCGTTCTGGCTGCCGGCGGTCCTTGCCACCGTCTCGACTGTCGTTCCGCTGCTGGCGGGGCTCCTGTACTCGGTCCCCGTCGTTCTGGAGGTTCATCCCCATCTGCTGTCGATGCTCGAGGGCCGGTGTGGCGCTGGCGTCGATGACCTCGCCCGTGAAAGGATTGACCCGCTCGGTCATCCTTGGCTGGGTGAAGTCGAAGAGCTCGTCCTGGCGCTCCAGGAGTGCGCGGATCTTGTCGTTGTTGACCGCGATGTACTTGGCGCCGCGACGGAGCACGGCTTTCCGGTACATCTCGTTGGTCCAGTCTCGCCATGCCGGGCTGTTGGGGGCCTTGGATGCCTTGCGCACCCGCTCGAAGTCCTCCAGCGACATCGTCTCGAGGTGCATGACGTTGCCAGCCTCGTCGCGGAATACCGCATAGCCACCCACGACCGGGCCGCGCTCCTCTGCGGAGGCGAATGGGTTGGACTTGTGCGACAGCGAGTTCGGATCGGCCTCGTCGAGCACAAACTCGTCGTTCTTGTAGACGAGCTTGCAGTCGATCCTGAAAACACCGCCGAGCTCCTTCACCCGCTTGATGATGCCGAGCACCATCGGCTGGTACTGCAGCTCCCCCTTGTAGGGGATCATGGCGGCTTCCTTGTTGTCGGGGACAAGGCCGTCGGCCGCGCACTTGCGGATCTCGCGCCGGATGGAGTCCTCTGAGCACAAGAGGATGTCCGGGTTCTGCTGCACCGCCGTCATGAAGACGGTCCGCAGGCGGTCGAAGCTCTGGCCGGCTTCCTGCAGAAGGGGCGCGAGATCCGCACGAAGCCCCTCCAGCAGAGGGGCGGGGTTCACGGGGCTAACGGTGATTTGGTTGCTCATACTGGATCCCTCGGTTGTAGGTGGGCATGACTGTGTGGTTGAGCCGCAGCGGCATTTTTGGCGGCGGCGTCCAGAGCTGGTCCGGGCCGAAGAGGGCCATGTACGTGCGGTAGGTTTCGAGGGCGTCCGCCACTACGCGCTTGGCGTGGTCGAACATCTTGTCCTCGGTGTCGATCGACAGCGTGATCGGGATCATGGCGTTGTCCCGGCGCATCATGACCCACACCCAATCCACACCCTCCGAATGGAAGAAGTTCTTGAGGTAGTCCCCGGGAGGGGGGTCGCCGAAGACCATGCCCTGCTCCAGGAGCGAGCGGGCGGCGAAGTAGCCGTCCATGTAGGTGCCAACCTGCAGGTCGTAGGCCATGTCATAGACCTTGCGGATGGCTGCTTCCTCGTCGCTGCCGCCCTTGAAGGTGGTGAAGGACTTGAGGTCGACGATCAGCGACTTCACCCTGTTGCCCATGGGGGCGAGCGAGTAGTCGAAGCGGGCCTTGCGGCGGATGCCGTTCTCGTCCACCCAAATGATGGACATCTCGGCCGCGCCGTTGATCAGAGAGCCGGCCACCATGACGGAAGTAAGCACCGGATCCCGCTGCATGTTCGCAACGGCGTCCTCTATCTCCTGCACCTGGCGCTCGGTGAGCTCGACGTAGTCCGGGTGCTCGTAATGCCAGCGCGCAAGGATCTCGTCGAAGAAGGGCGGGCAGTCATCGACCTCCTTGGCGCGCGCCATCAGGTCCGGCTTGTTGCCCGTGACCTTCTGGCCGTGCATGCGAAGGAACTCCTTGATGTCGTCGACCGTGTTGAGCGCGTCCGGATAATCCTTCGGGCTCGGCGGCTTGGCGTAGCGCTCCTCGAATGCCGCCTTGCCCTCGAGCACGCGGCAGTGCCAGGCATGGCCCCATTTCAGGTGCTCGGGCTCCACCTCCTTGACCGGACGCAGCCGGTCGTACTGCCACTTGCATGGCTTGCTCGCGAGATCCTTGATGGAGGTGGACCCAAGCGCCGTGTCGGCGTGGTAGATGTGCTCGGGTAGATCGAAGTAGATCCCGGGCGGGAGGGTGTAGGTGCCGTCTTCGTTGGCCTTGAAGTCGAGATAAGTCTTCACTCCGCCGCCTCCTTGAACGAGGCAACCATGCCGTCCTCAATGACGACGGCGCTCTCGCGGCCGGAGGAGACCGTCTCCACCCACACCTGAAGGTCACGCTCGTCGGCATATTCCTTCAGCGCGGCCATGGAGTCGGCATCGAGAAGCGAACCGTCGCGAACGCGAATGACGCGCAGCTTCGGGTTCATAGCGCCGGCGACAGCGATCGACACGCGCAGCTGCTCTGCATCGCTCGCCTGATTGAAGGGCTGGCCGTTGAGAAGGACGGCGTCCTCGGTGAGCTCGAGGCCAGGGACGGGGAGATCCGCATCGCGAACGGCCTTGGCAGCTTCCGCCTTGCGCTTCTCCATCGCCTTGGTGAGCGCGTCGCTCTTCTCCTCGGCGGCCTTCAGCTCGGCCTGCAGGGCTTCCTTCTGCTGTCGGCGATCGACGCGGCGGTTGATCTCCTCGGACTCGGTGATGCGCAGGCGGATAGGCTCGAGATCGATCTTCTCGCCGGTCACGACCGCGCCGTCCACCTCGTCGCGGAGCTCTTCGATGTCCTGCTCGAGGGAAACGATTTCACGCTCCAGGGTCTTGATCGTCTCCCGCTTCGACGAGACGGCCTCCTCGAGTCGCGCGATGCGCTCTTCGAGATTGACGCGGTTACGCGCTGCCGTGTCGATCTTGGCGTTGTGGTCCATCGCCTGCTGGAGCTCGGCCATCAGCTCGTCAGCGCGGATCCGCTCGGCCGGGGTATCGTCAGGCACGACGATGCTCTCGATACGTGGCTTCAGATCCCGGATGGTGCGGTTGACGTCGGTGCGCGCATCGAAGTCCGTCTGGTTGGCCTTGTCCGCCGCTGCGAAGTCGTAGCCGGGGACCAGAGCGCGCAGGGCAACGACCTGTTCGCGTGGCTTCATGCGGGAAAAGGCGAGGGGGTCGAAGGTGAGATCGCCGATGAAGCTGTTCAGCAGCTCCTGCGGGCTACCGAACTTGGCGCCGTCCTTGTTCTGCACCGTCAGCGTGATGGTGTGGTCGCCGTCATCCTTCACCTTGAATTTCTTGGTGACGATGTACTCGCCGAGATCCAGCTTGATGTAGCCGCTCTCTGCGCCTTCGCGCACCGGCTTCTTCTGGACCACCTTGTTGATGTCCAGCGCCCACCAGATGGCGTCGAGGATGGAGGTCTTGCCCTGGCCGTTCTTGCCGGTGATCTCCACCAGGTTGCCGTCGGGGGTAATGTCGACGGCGACCAGCCGCTTAATGTTCTCAGCCGTCAGCTGAACGATTTTCATTGTGTTGCCTCGTAAGCTCGGATTGCTGCTCTGCCTTCCGCGATGAACTGCTCGCGGGTCTTCTCCGGCAGGCGCCGCCAACGACGGACGCATGCCTCCTCCGGTGTTTCCGGGATGGGTTTGCCGCTCACGTCGTTGCCCTTGGGCATCAGGTTCCCGAAGCTGTGGCGGATGAATTGCTTGTAGATCGCGAAGCCGGCGGCCTCTTCCTGCTCCGGGGTCACAGCTGTGCCCCAAGCGCTCTCGCCAGCGTCTGCTGGCCAGCCTGGTGGATCAGGTTGGCCTGTCTTTCGGTCAGTGATTCGCCGCGGTGCCAGCTACGGATCGCATCGGCCGTCTCTTCCGTGAGGACGACGATCTTGCTCCGGTCGATCTGCTCTTGAGTTTTCATGATGCCCTCGAAAGTGCGAAAATTCACGCCGTATTGAAGTAAATGATACGGAATGAATAGATCGTGTCAATACGGGCATGAAAAAATACATGACGCATTGACAGAGGGCGGGTGCGGGGAGCAGAAATGAAGAAGCCCCGCACCTCTTGGAAGGAGGTCGGGGCTTAGACTGGATGAATGGTTTCGCGGCCTGATCCAGTGCGTGGGAACATACTACATCCACGTACTTTTTCAAGCGAAGCGTATCAATTCGATCAGTCTGCAGCATGGATATGACGCGGACCGGTTCGCCCATGCTGTAGGTTCAGAGCAAGAACGGGATTCGATCTGGCTCAAAGGGTCTCTGGCGGCGAAAGCTGGCAGCCTGCCCTGATCGACGGGGACGTCCCCGAAAAAGAGGCTGATGTGGTGAGGCGGACGTGGACGCCGTCACCTGTGGGATAAGCGGTGGTCGGCTCGGTCGGGCAAGATACCCCTTCCACTCCAGGAAGCTCGCCTTTCGTCAAGGCGGGGTTCTTGGTTTGTGGGCATCACGATGATCTCTCCATCAAGCAAAACAGAAAAATCTTGGGGCTGAAGAGGTAGAGGGAGGAGAGGCAATGATGCTGAAATCCTTGCTCATACCCCTCATGGTTGAGGTAGACAGGGGCCCGGAAAAAAATCGCGCGCCCCTGCCAAGATCAGACAAGCATTGAGACTTTTGCTTTTATCCGCCCGACGATACCGGCCTCGTGGGTCTCGCACTCGTGAGTTGCGTACCGCGGATTGCGGCTGCTGAGGCGGAGCTTCGGCGGCTTGGAGTGCGGGATTGTTTCGACGATGCGGATAACGACCCCGATGCCATCATGGACAGCAAAGACACCAGGCGGTGTCGGGAGTACGTCGTCCAGGTCGACGATCGCCCGGTCGCCCGGGTACATGGACCCAGGCGCCGTAGGATTGTTCGGGTCGTACATCGAATCCCCGAGTACTTCTAGGACGCGGGCACGCTGCTCCCCTATCCTCAGTCTGTCCTTGATGAAAACGTCCGGCATCTCCCAAAACTCCTCCAACTCAAACACATCCAATGAAGCCAGAAAGGCCTTCTTCCCGGCGGAGGACACGGTAGGTTCTTCTTTGTGGAGATTTACTGAAGAGGGAGAGCGCTCTGCTTCCCCATTTTGAGACGAATCAGCCTCTCCGTAGAGAAGCCACGAAGGTGATACTCCGAACGCATTGGCATAATCTCTCGCCCTGTCGGCATCGAATGCCCGGCCGCCATTTTCATGCGCTGTGTATGAAACAGGGTTAAACCCAAGCATCCGTGCGGCCACGGAAGCTGACTTATACCCTGCATTCTTGCGGGCTTCGCGCAGCCGCTTTCCAGGTTCCGACTTCATATCGTACTACTCCTCACAAAATCGATACGTTGCGTATTGACATCGATTGCCTTCGCTCCGTATAAATTACATCAAAACGGAGCGAATTTAAATGACGTGCAGTGAACCAGTCAATGATGGATTTCAGGTTAAGCTCACCGGCGATCAGGTGAAATTCATCCGGAACGTGTTGGGTGAGAGCCAGGCGAAGTTCGCCAAGCGGTTTGCGATCTCTTCCGCCACCATGTGGCGTATCGAGGACAAGGGTCCGGAGGAGTGCACTGGTCCGGAGATCATCCTTATCGACCAGCTGGCGAAGCGTTACTCAATGCCCGTCCCTGATGTCCTGATGAGGCGCCCCGACCCTGCAGAAGCCGCTGAATAAGGCGGTGGCAGGGGATGGTTAGGGGGAAGCCATTCGAGTGGGACAGGGAGAGCGACAAGGCTCTCCTGGCGATGGTGAAATCGGGCATGTCGCACCGCTCGATCGCCAAGGAGATGGGCATCAACCATCCCCAGGTATCGCGGCGACTGGCCAAGCTGCGGGAGCAGGAGGCGGAGAAGTCCGCCACTAACCAGCTCGTCATCGGCAAACATCTCCCATCCTACAAGGCGGCGCGTCGGGGCTTCCACGTCCCGGCTCATCTGGAGCCGCAATACTTCGAACTCCTGAAGAGCGGAGTCCCGATCGCCGAGGCGTGCCGGCGGCTGGGCATCAACAAGCACGATCCAGTCTGAAGAGGTTGAGATGATGAGCAGGGACCATAACGAGAAGACGGAGCAGGAGCTCTACGAGGACCAGCAGTTCATGAAGGGGTTCGCAGACCTCAAGAAACTGCAGTCGACCATGGCCGGGACCAAGGGCGACATGGGTGCAATCTACAAGCGGCTGAAGGATCTCGGCTTCTCCAAGAAGGATGTCGAGTTTGCCTTCACGCTCGAGGACAAGGACGTCGGCCAGGTGATCGCCGACTTCGAGAACAAGATCCGCATCGCAAAACTGTTCGGCCACCAGCTCGGCCGCCAGATGAGCCTGCTCGACCAGGACCGCACGCCGCAGGAAGACCGCGCCTACGAAGAAGGCAAGGCCGCCGGCATGCTGCGCAAGAGCGGGAGCAACCCGTACCAGCCCGGCAGCCCCGAGTTCCAGTCGTGGCAGAAGGGCATGAACGACGGCCACGCCTTCATCAACAAAGACCTCGCCGCCGCAGTCAGCCCGAACTGACCCGGCCAACAGGCAGTCACCCCGGCGAGAATGCCACCACAAGGAGAAGTGTAATGCACGACAGTATCGGCAAAACCTACAGGGACAAGATCACTGGATTTCAGGGCGTGGCGACAGGCCACGTCGATTACATCACCGGCTGCAACCAGACACTGCTGCAGCCGAAGAGCGCTGATCCTGCCAAGCGCGCAGAGGCGGAGTGGTTCGACGACCAGCGCCTTGAGGAAGTCCCGAACGTCAACCGGATCATCCTCAATAACGGGCAGACCCCGGGTTTTGATCGAGAGGCGCCGAAGCGCTGATGGCCATGTGTCATGAGGCACGGGCGGGCCACCCAATACCAGCAGCGGAAGCTGGAAGCCGCCTTCGCGAAAGCTGATCGCGAGGCGGCGCTGAGGAAGCAGGACGGGCGGTGCAAATACTGCCTCGTCCGCCTCACCTACAAGAACGTCACCCGGGACCACGTCATAGCCCGAGCGACTGGTGGCCTCGACCACCGCAACAACATCGTCGCCGCCTGCGAGCGCTGCAACAAGGCCAAGGGGATGATGTCGGTCAAGCTGTTCATGCGTCTGATCACATTCCCACGGCCGGGCGAGGACATCCGCTACCGGATGATCTGGTTCGACCTCCGCATCAACAGGGCGCTGATGGAAATGGAAAAGAACGTGTTCAAAGCCGTGGGGATTAAGAGTTGAGCGCCTGGTTTTTCGACCCTCTGCTACCTCTGCACTATGAGATGCTCGTGATCGACCCGCCGTGGGGGTTCGACCTTTACAGCGATGAGGGCATCGAAAAGTCGGCCCAAGCTCACTACGACCTGATGACCGATGAGCAGATCCTCGGCCTGCCGGTCGGGCAGCTCGCGTCAATGAACTGCCTCTTATACCTTTGGGCCACGGCCCCGAAGCTCCCCTTCGCTATCGACTGCGTCAAGGCATGGGGGTTTGAGTACAAGTCCTACATGGTCTGGCGGAAGACCACCGTTAGAGGGAAGGTCCGCGTCGGGACCGGGTACCGCGTGCGCTCGACGGGCGAAATGGTCGTCGTTGGGACACTCGGAAATCCCAAGCAGTCCTACGTGCCTCACACAGTTTTCGACGGGGTTGCTCGTCAGCACAGCCGCAAGCCTGACGAGTTCTATACGCTCTGTGACAGGGTAATGCCGCACGCGCGACGTGCAGACGTCTTCACCCGAGAGAGCCGCCCTGGCTGGCACGGCTTCGGCAATGAGGCGACCAAGTTCGACGCCGAGGTGGCAGCATGAGCACAGCGCCCGGCAGCTACTTCGTGTTCGACCCTGGCAGGACTATGGGTTTTGCCTATTGCCTCGCCGGCGGAGAGAAGATCCGGCACGGCACCTGGCGTTTCAACCAGAAATCTCCGGGCGCCGCCTATGCCGAGTTCATCACCTACCTGAAGCGTACCCTCACAGGACTCCCTGATCCTCTGGTCGGGATCGAGCTGATGACCATCGTCGACCACGGCCAGAACGGCAAATCGGCGATCGACGCGCAGCAGGTGATGTTCTCGTCTGGCTGGCCCACCCATGCGCAAACGCTCTGCCACACTATGGGGCTGCGCGAGCCGGAGCTCATGGCGATCTCGACGTGGCGTTCAAAGACCCACGGCAAAATGCGGGTGCCGGATAACATGAAGGCGCTGAAGCAGGCCGAGAAGAGCAAGTGGCTGAAGCTCCAGGCCAAGCTCTACTGCGATAAGAACGGCTGGTCCTACAACACGGAGGACGAAGCCGAAGCGCTCTGCATGCTGGACGCGCTGCGCATCATCCACGAGCCCGACTATGCCTTCGATAAGGGCCGGTCGTTCCAGCAGGAGAGTTTTCTGTGAGCGGGCGGACCCCTTGCATCAACCCGAAGTGCCGACGCACGGCCGATGCGGCGAAGTTTCCCGACGAGATGATCTGCGGCAAGTGCTTCAAGGCTCTGCCTCAGCAGCTGCGCGAAGATTTCAAGTTTGCGTGGAGGCAGTACCGCAAGTGGGACCGCCGCCGGATGAAAACGACCGACGAGCTCAAGCTCCAGAAGGTCCACTCGGTCATGGGTATGTGGGGGCGCCGCATCGACGCCACCTGGGTGGAGATCAAGAAGCACCTGACGGCTGACGAGAAGCCCGAAGGCCTCGACGCCTTCCTCGAGGAGATGGGGCTTTAGCATGCGGTTCTCAGACCAGTTCATCAACGACCTGCGGGACAGGATCTCGATCTCGGACGTGGTGGGCACCCGTGTAACCTGGGACCGGGCGAAGACCAGACCTCAGAAGGGTGATTATTGGGGCTGCTGCCCCTTTCATGGCGAGAGCCGCCCGTCCTTCCACTGCGAGGACCGCAAGGGGCGGTACCATTGCTTCGGCTGCGGCCAGTCGGGCGACCACTTCAGGTTCTTCATGGATCTTGATGGCGTCTCGTTCCCCCGGGCAATCGAGATGGTGGCGTCGCTCGCTGGCGTCGGCCTGCCGGACCGTGAGGAATCGCCCACCGAAAAGCGCGAGCGCATGAAGCGCGAGGCTGACCGACAGAGGCGCGACCAGCAGCGCGAGCGTCAGAACCAGCGGGAGCAGGAGCGCAAGGCGGAGACCGTGCGGTCCATCTGGCAGGGCGCGGTGCCGATCGCCGGCACGCTGGCGGAGGAATACCTGCGGTCCCGTTCGATCGAGATCACGGATTTCCCGGAAGGCACCGAGTGGATGCCGAGCCTTCGGTTTCACCCAGGCCTGAAGCTAGGGGACGAGCGGTACCCGGCCCTGATCGGCGGGGTGCAGTCCAGGAATCGGAAGCTCACCGCCGTGTGGCGGATCTTCCTGCGTCAGGACGGCACGGTCCTGAAGGACGCGGACGGCAAGAAGGTGAAGCTCGGGCTGGGCCCTGCCGTTGGCGGGGCGGTGAGGCTCGGGCCGGTCGGCGAGACCCTGAGGCTCACCGAAGGCATCGAGACAGGACTTGGCGTTGCGCTGCTGACCAGCAGCAAGGCGTCGGTGTGGGCCACCCTGTCCACCTCAGGAATGATCAACTTCGAAATCCCGGAAGGCGTGAAGCGCCTCGAGATCTACGCGGATGGCGATCGCCACCGCCTCAACAAGCGAACCGGCGACCTGATGGATCCGCCGGGCATTGCAGCGGCGAAGCAACTCCAGGAGCGGGCGAGAAAAGAGGGGGTGGAGGCTGTCCTCTTCCCATCCCCGGAGCCCGACGACTGGCTAGACGTATGGGTACAGAGAAAGAAAGATGAGCAACGATTCCGCACAGTCCAATATCGGTAACAACAAGATCGAGCAGCTGGTGCTCGGCTGCATCCTCCTCAATGAGGAGAACTACTGGCACGTCAGCGACATCCTCACCATGGATCTCTTCGGATCCGAGGACCACCAGAAGATCTTCGCCATCATCCATGAGCTCGCCTGTGATGGGCGGGCCATCCGCGTCCCGATCGTCGCCGGCCGCATCGGCAGCCTCAGCGGGGGCAACGACCCGGAGGCATACACATCCATGCTCCTGCATGTGGCCTCCCGCGAGGAGGGAGGGATCCCGCTGCGCGACTACGCCTTCGAGCTCCGGGCGTCCGCCACGCGCCGAAAGGTGATCGCGCTGGCTGAGAACATGATCAAGTCGGCGGGCAATCTCGCCTACGATCCAGACCAGATCGTCGACCGTGCCGCCGAGCGTCTGGCTGACATCTCACGGTCGGCCGCAATCGAATACGAGTCGACCGTCGCTGGCACAATCCGGCAGATCTACGAGTCGGCGTCGGCCCCAGGCTCGGGCATGGCGCTGCGTCCATGCCTCATCGGGCTGGAGAAGATGGTCGGCTGCTTCCCGCAAGGCTCGCTGATCCTGTGGGGCGGGGCGCCGGGATCCGGCAAGACGGCGATGGCCATGCAGCAGATGCTGTTCTCCAGCACTGTGCACCCGACCTCGCTGTTCGAGCTGGAGATGGACAACAAGTCGCTGGTAGCACGCTCGATCGCCGGGCAGACGGGCGTCTCCATGCGCGACATCCTCCGGGGCTTGGACGAGCAGCAGATCGACGCGATGGTGGCGGCGCAGAAGCACTTCGCCGACCGCAAGCTGACCATCGTCTCGCCGTCGAAGATGACCATCCAGCAGGTGCGCAGCCGGGCCTATGCCCACAAGCGCAAGTTCGGCCTCGATCTCCTCTGCGTTGACCACCTGAAGCTGGTCGAGCGGCAGACCAAGACGCGCATGGACCCGGTGGAGAGGGCCTATGAAAACGCGCGTGACCTGAAGGCGCTGGCCAAGGATCTCGACTGCACCGTCATCGGGCTCTGCCAGTTCACCAAGGCGGCACGCCAGAAGGAGCAACCGGAACCGGAGATGGAGGATTTCTACGGCGGGTCGCTGGAAGAACACGCCGACATCATGCTCGCCAACTTCAACCGCAACGACTGGCTGAAGCGCAACCCGCCCATGACCAACAAGGGGAAGGCGGCCGAGGATTATCAGGCAAAGCTCAGAACGAGCGAAGGCAAGATCGAGGTCTATAAACTGAAGGATCGCTTCGGCTCGCCGCGCGACCGGCACATCTTCGATTGGGACGGCAAGCTCACCCTCTTCAAGGACCAGATGGCGACGCAGACGTCGTTCCTGCCCGACGAAGAATTTGACCCTGCAGATCTGTGAGGAGGGGACCATGAACCAGTTCGATTTCGATACGGAGCAGCTCAGATCCGGCGGCTATATCGCAAAGCTGAGAACCGCCGGCGACGGCGACCTGAAGCCCATCCTGCAGGAAGGGGGGAGACCGATCATCTTCGGCAACGAGGTTGAGGCGCTGCGCTCCCTGCTTACCCACCTCTGCCGCTACGTTAATGGGCACCTGGTGCGGGACGGCGAGGTGGCAGGGGAAACGAGGAGCGAGGCGGAGGGAATCTTCAAGCCGGTGCTGAGGCAGAAGGGAAAGTCCAGGGTGATCACCGTGGCATACAAGGGGCAGAGACAGAGATGCGGACCAAGGAAACCAAGCGAGCAGCGAGACGAGTCACCAAACACGCTGACGGAACCGTCTACGTAGCATGGGTGCTGTGGCTGATCGGCATGTCCGAGCCGAAGATTGCGGCAGTGCTGCTGAAGCGGCCGAAGCAGATCTCGGGTATAGTCACCCGGTCACCCTTCGCCAATCGCTCGGCCATGACGGACGGGCAGAGGCAAGCGGCACTGGACGAGCTGGCTTCGGTCAGGTTCGGGGAGGACGGCAAGCCGATCGACGGCGGGATCCTCGACAAGGTGCCGATGAAGATCATCCCGCTGCAGGGCAAGCAGCGCAAGGCAAGGAGTAGCAACGGTGGCAACCGGACAGGGCATTCTCGATAGGCTGAAACGCGCCAAGGCCAGTGCCGATGAGGCGCCGCGGGGCGTCCTGCCGCTCGTGGCCTTCTACGGCAGGGACGAGGAGAGGGAGGATATGCGGACCCGGATGTATCAGTCCGTCAGCCGGGTCATGAACGCGCTCGACGTGGGCGACGCGCCGAAGCCGCGGGGCGAGAACAGCCACCACCTGATGCTCGACATGAACGACGCCGTCACCTTCCTCAATGCAAGCTCGAGTCCTGTTGAGTATCTGGTGTCGCGCGGCGAGCTCGAGCTTGAGGGTGACGACGCCGGCATGGGTGGCATGCGCTTCCACACGGCGCTGCGCTTCCGCGATCTCGTCAATGGTGCGCAGGTAAAGGGACTGAAGTCTCCCTCGCTGGAGGGGACGGGCGGCGGTGGCGGTGTGGCGACCGACATAAGGGGCTACCAGCTGGACTGCATCAACCTGATCGGCAAGATCCGCAAGGGAATGCCGGAGCCGTGGATCTACCCGATGATGGAGGCGGTAGTGTTCATGGATGAATGGCTCGATCTCGGGCCGGAGAGGGAGTCCCGCGCCGTGAAGCGCGAGACCCTGGCAAAGCGAAGGCTGAAGACCCTGCATGCTTTGCATTACGCGCTTGACCGGACGGGGGTCGTGCTCGGCTACATGGCCGAAGACGATTTCATGCAGCGGTGGCCGGACGGGGTTCCTGCTTTCCCGCCATCAGTTCGTCGTCGTAGTCAGGAGTCCAAGGCTGCAAACCAGCTCGCACTGCTGACATTGCCAGCCTCTCGGCGAGCGTAAGCTCACGGCGGCCGGTGAAAGTTTGGCTGGCGGTGGTGGCGCTGTCGATGCCGATCTCGCCGGCCGCCTTGCTGACCTGCTTCTGGTTAAAGCCCATGCGGGCCACCCAAATGCGGAAGTGGTTGGTGCTCATGTCTTCTCCTGGCATTGTTCGGTGATGGTCTCGGCGATGCGGAAGTTCTCCTCGCTGTGAGCGATGAGCCTGGCGGTTACGTGGACGGAGTGCGGGATGTCCTGCTCTCCGTCCAACCATTTCATAACCCGGGCCTGAGGCACCCCCACGATCTCCGCAAAATAGGTGGGTGTGATGTTGATCTCGTCCAGCAAAACTGCGAGCTCGGCGCCGGTGAGGCGGACGTAGCCACCAGCCTTGCGGGTGTCGACCGTGCGGCTGTCGAAGAGGCGGATGACCGCGTCCTTGGCAGCGGACTCGGCTGCCGCCTCAGTCGGGAAGAGCTTCACCCCGCCACTATCCCGGACGAGATCCGGGACGAGGCCAGGCAAGGCGAATTGTGCGGCGAAGCGATCGCCGCGGGGGAGTGCCTTGGCGATAAGGCGGGATGCGGGTTTGTTGCTCATGACTTTCCTTGCTTCACTCAACGGGGTTACCACCGCATGCTGTTCTGCTTGCGGCCATCCTTCCAGACTCTGATCATCAGCGTGTTAACGTAAGTGCCGACCTCGGCAAAGGAGCCGGTCGGGAGGTCTTGCCATTCCGCCTTCATCTTGGCCATCAGCTCGCGGAAGGCGATCGACTTCTTCGTCTCCCGAAACTCCGTGCCCGCCGACATGATGGCGACGAGGCAACCGTCGGGCTTCAGGAAGTCGAGCGCGTGGACGACATGGTCGATGTCACGCTCCCGGTCGAAGGGCGGGTTCATGACGATGCGGTCATAGAGCCGGGCCGGATCCGGCTGCACCTTGAGGAAGTCAGCGCAGGTCACCCGCCCGTAGATGCCGGCCGCTTGAAGTTCGTGTGCCAGGTGCGGCTGGACCTCGATACAATCGACGAGATTGTCGAAGCGGTACTCGTTCATGTAGCGATCGCGGCCACCCGACCAGTTGTCGAAGGCGGCAGGGGTGGTGATGCAGCGACGGGCGAGGTTGCCGGTGCCGGCCGACGGCTCGAGGATGCGCAGCTGCGGCTCCTCCTTCTTCCGAAGGAGAGAGATCTTGCTGATCAGATTGTCGGCTGCGGAGTCAGGCGTCGGGTAGAAGCCGAAGTAGCGGGCCGGCGTCGTCTTGACGTTCTTGAGGGGATCCTCTTCCTTCGTCATGCCGTCGCCGATCACCTCGCCATAGTGCTCGGCCAGGATCTTGTTGATCTTCTCGACGAGATCCTTGCGGGTGAACCACAGGTGGGCATTGCCGTTCTTGAAGATGCGGATCCGGAAATAGTCTCCCTCATGCTCGCTCTGGTGCGGCGTGAAGCGGCTCGTTCTTTCCCTGTCGATCTTGGCAACGATGCTGGCATACTTCGCCTTTGCAGGCTTGCCGTCGAGGACCAGGAATGTGCGCTCAACGTCGTAGAGAAGATCGACCTTGCCGCCGAAGCTCCTGAACCAGCCATCACGATCCACGATGTAATCGAGGATCATGCGAGAGCCGACCTTGAACCCGTCATGTGAGCGGAACCTTCGGTCCAGCTTCGTGAAGACGTTGACGATGCCGCGGCGGAAGATCATCTCGGCGTCGCCCTGGAAGCGGTCGAGCGTAGCGTAGATGTTCTCCGGGGTGACAGGCGGCAGCATCCGGTCGATCTCGTCCTGATTGATGATCTCACCGTCCCGACCTCTGCGTTCGGGAACATACTTCATCTGCGACCGCAGCTCTTTCTTCGCTTGCGCGTCCATCAGCTGCTCGATGCCGGCCATGTCTATGACGTGGGTCCAGACAGTGACGTCGATCAAGCGGCGAGCAGTGCGTAGGTAGCGATCGCGGTCAGGAAGATTGACCGCGTTGTGGAAATGGCTGATCTCTTCACGGCTGTCCGACCAGTCGCCGGGCTTGCCAGGTGCAGCGGCTTCCCAAAGCGCGCTGGCTTGGGCGACGGCCTTGGCAGCCTCCTCAATCTTCTCGAAGGCGAGCTCGTAGTGGCGTATGGCCTCGTCGCGGAAGGCGCAGACCTGTTCGACGGTGTGGGTGGGGACCAGTGCGTTCATGATGTTCTCCTTGGTGCCATGGGCGGCGGGTTTCAGGCGGCTTCCTTGCGGGCCTTCTCGTCGAGTAGCCCCGCATAGCGCTCGTGGATGCTGTCGACAGTGAGGTGGTGAGACGTGAAGCCGTAGATCTCGGTGACTTGATTTCGGACGGAGGCGAGGATCTCTGCCTCATCATTCGTCAACATGCGGGTGGGCCAGCCCTTGACGTAGAGCATGGGCTTGGTGATCTGCCCTTCGATCTCCTTGCGCAGCGTGGCTCGATGCTTAGCCAGTTGCAGCGCCTCCCGTTCGTCGGAAGTCAGGAGGTGAGGAGCGACGTCGCCCAGCCAGCGTGACCCCTGAAATGCAAAGCCACTCTCGGACTCGAGGCGGACCATGCGGCGATAGAGCTCGTGGCTTTCCGGTACTGCCGTGGCAGCCGTGAGGTCGGCGATGTTCGACATGATGCAGAAGCGGCAGGACACCCGCGTCATTCCGTGGACGCGGTACGCCGGGTGTGGAGTGAGGCCGGAGCGATCGATCATCCCGAAGACATCGTCGGTGGTGAGCTCGATGATCGGGCGCCACGTCCAGACCTGGCCGCCGGCATCGCTGTCGGCCACCGACATGCGGGCCCTGGCCGCGCTCTCTTCTCGGCGGACGCCGATCACATTGAGGATCTTCTGTCCTTTGAACCTCGATTTCAGATCCGCCATGATGACGTGCGTCTTCAGTTCGGAGGTGCAGAATCGCATGGCCGGTGTGGACCAGCAGGGGACGAGGGTGACGGTGCTCAACGTCTCGTAGCGCGTCTTGCTCGACAGCCACCGGCTTTCCCAGCGCTCCATCAGGCCACCTGCCTTACGTCGGACGACAACGAGATCGCATTCGAGGTGGTCGGCCAGCTCTTGGCAGACGCGCAAGCTATCGTCCCACTCGACGGTGCCGAGATCCGCATGGACCAGGATGCGCGGCCCCTTATGATCGAGGGCATTCAGGTAGTGGAAGGTGGCGATCGCTGCCGCCTGGCTGTCCTTACCGCCCGACACACCGATGGCGACCGGTGCGTTCGAGGCAACGAGGGATACGATGTCGTCGGTGACCGAGACAGTCATGGTGTTCTCCGTGTGCTCATAATTGAGGGGGTGGGGGAGGCGCTTTTGCGCCGCCCTTATTCTTCCTTCAGCTTTGCGACGACAGCGCGCATCTCTTCCATCGCGGCAATCCGCTCCGGGGTATAGGCGAGGGAGGTGACGACCTTCTCTGCTGCTTCGAGGAGGGCTACGTCACCTGCCTCGATCATGTCGGCCGCTTCCTCAATGTCGGTCGGGAAGTAGTGGCCGGCGGCATCGATCAGGCTGTGGCGAAGTATCCTCGCGTAGTGACGCAGGCAGTCGACGACGAAGGGGATCTTCACGCCATAGGCCTCGCGGGCAATGCCGGTAGGCGGACCACCCTCCCTCGATAGGGGTGATGGGTGGCACTGGCACCCGCTGACCGTGCCGGTTGAGCAGGCATCGCAGATGTAAGGCAGATCCACATTCGGCACGGGAGCGCTGGCGATTGCAGCCACCTTTGCAGCGCAATCGGCGCAGTAAACGGACCCAACGCCACCTGCTTCGAAGCGCTCGGTTGCGGGCTTCTCGCAGCCATCGCTCGCACACATATGTGGAACGGGAGGTGGAGTGACGAGCGGCTTGATCGCCTCGATGATTGCGGCGATCGCTTCATGGTCGAGGTGCAGTCTCCCCTTGCCGGCCCACCACAGATAGACGCCCTCATGGGGGGCGGTATGTTGCGTGGCCTGCTCCAGTTCGGCGACGAGCTGGCGGACCCAGCCCCGGCTCAAGGAGGATAATCCAGACCGGAATGATTGGGTTGCTGGGAGAGATGCTTCCAGGACGGCCCTGGCCTCATCGCGGAAGCGCGGCCTGTCATGGACGCTGCTCCATTCATCGCCGGCCAGCGCAATGGCGCCGGCTTCCACCGCCGCATCCGTGATGGTCGACCCCGACCCGGGGTGAGGGATGTTCGTGGTGACGAGACCGCCGTCCTTCGATGCGCCGTGAGTGACGACGCGAGCCGGATGGTAGCCGGTGCTGCTCCCGCCTCTCGCAGTGGAAGAAACGTCGTCCTCTTCAGCGTGAGGTTCCACCCGCACCCCGACGGCAGGGTTGGGTGCGTTGCCGGACACCACTCGCTCGTGAGGGGTATTGGCATAGACTTCCACGGGCCCGGTGATGGGGATGAGGGGCACGCGAGAGGCAGCCATCTCGCAGTCCTGAAGGTACCGCTTATGGATCTGATCGTACCAGTACACCGAGGGCTCCTGGCCGTAGGCCTCGACCAGCGACATGAAGGTGCGCTGACGTGTATCGTCTGTCATTTCAGTGTTCTCCTTGGTTCATGATTGAGGGTGGGGTGGGTCAACTTTCGGCGACACCGTCCAGCTTGCGAAAGACGCTGCGGATGTCGCTTTCGAGATCGCCGTGCGGATCGTACCACTTGCCGTCGAGGCGGTCGCGGATCCGCTGCAGTGCTTCTGCCGCCTTGTTGACCGGGATGCCGTAGTGGATGCCGCACTCATGGCACTGCACTGCCACGACGAGGCCACGCGCCCCTCCCGTTGGGGAGCGGCGACGTTCGGCGCACGCATGGCACTTCGGTTGATGTGTCATCACCCGTCTCCTTTGTTGAACATTGCAGGAATGGAAAGGGGCGCCGCAGCGCCCCTAGAACAGTAGTTTGTAGAAGCCGTACCATGCGGCCAAGCAAAAGAGCCCGGCCCCCACCAGCATCTTGAGGCGTGTGGTAGGGCGCCATGGCCCGCGATGCTTCTTGTCCATAGGCATGTCGTGTCTCCGAGTTGGGTTGGGCTGCGAAGCGCTGCGCCACCCACCCTGCTCGAAGCCGCACGAGCGGCAAGTCACCTTGTCGACGGACACCCTCCAGCCGATGATGGAGAGCCCGTTCATGACGACGTCCGAGGACGAGCACTCAGGGCAGCGCACCTCTATCTTAAAGTTGGTTGCGTTAATTATGTCCATACCAGCTACCCCTGCGGGATCGGGGTCGGCGTCTTCTGCCGGCTGACCGGCTTGAAGCGCCCCCTGTTCCGGTAGATGCCATCCGACAGGTTGTCGAGGACGTACCAGCCAGACGTAGTGAACACGATGAGGACCATGTGCTTCTGGCCGAGCGCTTTCCCGCGGCCGAGCCTCATCGAGGTGACGGGGATACCGGCTTTCACCAGGCGGTCCAGCTTGGTGACCGCGAAGTCGTCGCAGTCACCCTGCCGTCCGCCGATGGTCCAGGTGTCCAGCTTCCCATCCGCCACCCACACCATGGAGCCGTTCACAGACTTGTTCACCTCCTCCAGCTTGGCGAGGTTGATGTCGGCCTCATGGAGAGGCGCCGTGTAGACTGACGTGTAGTACCAGGCACGCGGTCCAGCGACGGCGCTGCCGCCGAACGCAAGCCAGGCTGCGATGCCTATCGCTGCGCACCGAACGATGGCGGCGCGTCCATATCTCATGCTGTTCATGGCGGGTCTCCGAAAGGTTGGACACCCCCTCAAGGAGAGGGCGCGAGGTAGACAATTATGGCGACCACTGCGATCGCCAGCAATCCCATCCAGAAGTGACGGTCCGGGTTCATGGTCACACCCTCATCGGCATCAGCACATAGGTGATGCCCTCGAGCGCGCCGTCCTTGATGACCCCGGGTGAGCCGGCATCCTCGAGCTCCATCATTGTGCCGCCGTCCATCTGCCCGAGGATGTCGAGCAGGTAACCGGCATTGAATCCTACCTCGAGCTCGAAGTCGCAGGAGACGGGGATCTCCGTTGACGCGGTCCCGAACTCTGGATCGCGGCAGGTGAGCATGAGGTGGCCGGGTCGGAAGGTGAGCTTCACCGCCTTGCCGCGCTCCGTCATGACGGCCGATGCCTGCTTCAGGGCGTCGATGAAGGGCGCCGTGTGGATGGACGGGCGGTTCTTGTTCGCCGTCGGCATGACCCGGCGGTAGTCGGGGAAGGTGCCGTCGATCTGCTTGGACTCGAGCAGTTCGTCCTCGCCGATCGCAAACGAGATGGCGCTGTCCGTCACCCGGATGAGCGTGTCCTCCGGGCAGCCCTTCCGCTTCAGCATGCGCAGCACCTCACCGACCGTCTTTCGGGGGATGAGGACGCCCTTGCCCGGCATGGCGCCGGCCCCTGCGGGGACGTCCATCTCGTAGCAGCCGAGACGATGGCCGTCGGTGGTGACGAAGGTCAGCTTGTCGCGGATCTCGTTGATGTGCATGAAGACGCCGTTCAGGTAGTAGCGGGTCTCCTCCGTCGAGATGGCGAACTCGATCTTGGCGAGGATGGTGGCGAGCGTTGCCGACGGCAGCACGAAGGCGCAGTTCGACTGCTTCAGCTTCGCGCTGAAGCCGAGCTCGCTGACGAAGTTCTCCTCCTGGTGCGTCTGCTGCAGGGTGAGGTTGAGCTTGCCGATCGACGCGACAAGGCGGTCACCGTCCAGCACGAAGTTGATGTCGGCCGCATCCTTCACCTTGTCCATCACCGCCTTCAGCTTGTGGGCATCGACGAGGGCAACGAAGTCGGACTCGACCTTGCCAGGCACGAAGGTGGTGGTGATCATGTCGCAGTCGGTGCCGGTGACCAGCGCCCCGTTGCGGGTCGCCTTGATCAGCATGGTCGACAGGATCGGGATCGTGTTGCGCTTGTCGATCACCTTGGTGGCGTTCAGCACGGCCTTCTTGAAAACCGAATAATCCAGTGATGCCGTCGATACGGTGGCGGCGATGTTCGCAATGGCGTTCATGGGTCTCATCTCCTTGGGTCGCATGATTGCGGGGGTGGTCATGAAAAAAAGCCGGGCGCTTGGCCCGGCCTTTGGTTTAGGGGCGGACCCCTAAGTTTCGGAGGCGGTGCTTGTTGGCTGCCTCCATATCGGTGGCCTGCCGGCAGTAGCCGGAAGGGTTGGACTTGTGCCTCGCCACCTGGTGGAGCCGGCGCCCCTCCATCTCGCGGATGGTTTCCTGCCGTGACCAGCCGAGCCGCTTGCCTTCCGCCATGATGGCGTCGTTGATGGCGATCGGGTCGGCGGGGTAGCCGGGACATTCCATCGCCGTCACCCTCTGCTGGACGAGGAAGGCGAAGTCGGCGGTGTCGGCATAGGCTGAAGCCGGCATGGCTGCAGACAGGGCAAGCAGGGCAAGTCCAACGGTACGCATGGAGGTCTCCTATGGCGGTGAATGTTCAGCCGGATAGGAGAATGCCTCAACCTTCCCGAATTTCAACAGGGCGGAGTTGTGGTCCTTTAGGTGGCGGACGAACTCATCGGCCACTGCCGTGGTTGCGAGGCCGGGGTTGTCCGCCTGGATGGTCAGCTTGAGCTTGACCTCGACGATGTAGGTACGCATCACGCAGCCCAATCGGACCGGGGCGTGAGGTTGTACTTCTCGCCGAGCCACTTGACGAACTCGGCGGGATCCTCGTCCTGCTCCATGGCCTGCGTCACCCGCTCGGCATGGTCCGTGACCAGGTCGCCATAGCCCCACTGCTTTTCGGCTTCGGCACGGCATGCGGCAATGTAGTCGTCGGGACCGGGGCCCACCTTTTTGAAGTTGCGGCGCATGGGGTCGCTGTTGCGGGACCGATCGGCAGCGATCATGGCGACAATGAAGGGTTTCAGGTCCGGGTCATACCGCCCTTTATCGAATTGGTTGTCATTGCAGAGGGCATCCCAATCCAGCTTGGCACAGATGCTCGGCACGAACTCGAAGTCGTAGGCGCCAATGAAGTCAAAGCCCATGGCCTCCATCAGCTTCCATGCGCGGTCGCAGATGTCGCCAGCCTGGATGGAAATCATCCGCATGCCGGGGCTGCCGACCCCGTCAAACCAGTCGTCGATGTCCTTGTTGGTAGCCCTCGAGTCCAGCATCCACTCGTAGACGCAGAGCGCTCCTTCAACCTGGGCGTAGGTGTAGGTGCGGCGGTTGGCGAAGCGCTCGGGCTCCGGCTTGGTCAGGATTACCTCGGCAAAATGCACCAGGGTGTCGTCGTCGTAGCCAGACTCGTGCTCGGCAACGATCTTCTGGACAAGGTTCAGGAGGGTTTCACGATCGATGGTCATGTCTCTTCCTTTCGCATGGGTGCGGGGTGTTTCAGGGGGCGCTTACGGGCGCCCCTTGATGATGCTGTAGGCAGTGGCCTCCGCTACGGCGCGCGGGTCGATGCGGTCGGGCGAGAACGGCGTCCAGTAATCTTGCGATGCCGGGCGACTCATGGGGTGAACCTCATGCCGGAAGAACAACCGCTTGAGCGGGTCGAATGAAACATAGATCCCCGCGGGGCGGACGTTTGGCCTGAGAACGAGCTGCCCGTCCTTCCTGACATTCCAATAGTTCAAGTCGAGCTCCAAGGTTGGGTCAGCCATCGGGTGGTAACCGAAGATCGCCGTGTTCCGCGAAGTGCTGCAGGTATGGGAGGAGATCCTTAACCATGTCCTGCGTGAGGTGCATCCGCGTGTTGAATACCGTGCCAGGCAGGAAGGGGTGCTGTGTCCAGCCTCGGTCGGGCAGAAGGATCTTCGGGTCGGCGTCGTCGCAGCCAAGCCAAAGAGACGCCTCGTTGGCGAGTGAGGACTCCTGCAGGCTACAGGACACGCCGGAGCGATCGACGAACTCAGCGACCACGAAGCCCCGTTGGGTGGTTTTCATCGCGAGAGGCATCACTGAGTCTCCAGCTTGGTGCGCAGATCGAGAAGAGAGCTGCCGACTGAAGCCAGCCAGGCTGTCTGCTCCTCCTCAGTGTACCGGTACCAGTCTGCGCCCTCGTCATGCTCCTCGCATTCCTCGCCGTCCGGCCCGAGCCAGCGCCCTTCATCAATGCAGCCGGGGAGGATCTCCTCGATGACGGAAAGGACCATGGCCTTCTCCGCGCGCAGCCGTTCAAGCTCTGCCTTCGATCCCGTCGGCAGCAGCTCGGAATCGTCGGCCAGACCGTAGAGGGTGATGGCAGAGGAGATGAAGTCTTCACCTTCGAGCGGGATGTCCACGCCGTCCAGCATGTCGAGGGTGTCCGGTTTCTCAAGAGACCCCGCGTAGTCCGTAGAGACAGCAAGAGCTGCCTCCTCCTCGGTGTTGGCAGGGGTGTAGATGGTCATGCAGACCCATACCTCGGTGCCAATCAGTTCGCGTTCGTCATCCATGATTGTTCTCCTGCGTGCCATGGTTGGCTGGTGTTTTACGAGAGAGGGAGGCAGCCCCGCGGGGCGGCCGCCATGATGTAGCGGTACTCGTCCGGACTGTTGCGTTTGAGCCAGTCCAAAGCCTCAGCTTCCAGGCCGCCCGGGTTCTTGTCCGCCTCGTAGCAAACGTGGTCCCAAACAGCGTCGTCGTCGGGAAAGATGCGCGCCTCGTCGTCCTTCTGGAGCTGGTACTCAGCGTTTACGGAGCCGTCGCAGTGGAAGATAGCCCAGCCGAGAGGCATAGAGCGCTCGTTGATCCTGTCCCGAAGCCTTTCCTGTGCATCTGCTAGAACGAGGTCTCCGATGGAGGGCATGTCACTCCTCCACCTTGGTGAGCTGATCGAAGGTCCATTCCTCGCCGTCCTCGTCGAGGAAGACGAAGCTGCCGCCGCGCTTGACCGGCTTCTGCTCGTCCCAAATGACGTCGCTGCCGTTGCCGTCGTACTCAACCTCCGTCCCGTCCTCCGATATGGACTCGAGGCCGACGATGCAGGGCACCTTCTCCAGAATGCAGGTGATCGGCATGCCGTTGGGTGCTTTGAACTTGGGCATGTCACGCGCCCTCCGCTTCGCTATTGTTGCCGTAGATCGAAGCCTCCTCCTCGATCTCGAGAACGTCGCCTCGTTGTGTGGTCATGAAGCCGTGGCCTTGGCCGCCAGCCTCAATGAAATTCTCGAGCGAGGTGAGCAGGTTCTCTGCGATCTTCCGACTGTCTGCATCGGCACTTGCTTCACCCTTAAACCGGAGGGTGATCCAGACTTCCTGGTCCATGTTGCGTCTCCTTCTTGCCATAGGTGGCGGGTTAGATGCTGATGTTGATGCACTCGCCGAACGGCGGCGATAGCGTGGCGACGTCCTTCGACGAGCGGCCATAGACACCCCACAGCACCGGCATGGGTGGCTCATCGCCGAAGTCATAGACTCCCATATCGGTGAGGTAGATGCAGGCTCGAGCGTCTGGGAACTGGTCGGTGATCTTCTCGAAGGTATCCGAGAAGGCCGTGCCTCCACCGCCGGCGGGGTTGATGGTGAGCTCGTCGCCGTTCTCGAACTGGTCGATGCGGGCAACGGAGGCGTCGGCATAGATCACGGTCAGCTTGTCGACCGCGCCTTCCTGATAGGCACCGTTCACCTCTGCGGCGAAGTCCTTCAGGATGTCGTTGTCGATCGAGCCGGATGTGTCGACGGCAATCACGATGTGGCTGACGCCGTCCGAGATCAGGCCCGGGGTGATGATGCCGTGCGGAATCATCCGACGGTTAGGCTTGTGCCAGGCAAAGTCCCTCGTCATGGACTCGTCGATGAAGCGCCGCAGCACCGCACGCCAGTCCACCTTGGGAGCAAGCAGCTCGTCTATCAGGCGGGAGAGGGAAGCCGGGAGCTTGCCGGCTTGCGCTGCCTTGGCAACCATGGCTGCCTGCCGGATCTTCGTCTGCATCTCGGCCTGCAGTTCTGCCTTGGCTGCCTCGTCGTTCTGCGGGCAGCCGTCAACCGTGGTGCCGCAGCCGCCCCTGTCGCCCTGTCCTTCGCTCGAGTCATCGCCATCGTTCTCGTCGTCGAGCAGACGGTAGATCTCTTCGGCAGACAGGCCGGTGTAGCGCGGGTCGATCAGGCCGATCTTCGGCATCTTGCCGACGCCGCAGGCAACGAGCTCGCCGTTGATGGCGTAGTCGCATGCGTCGTTGAAGCGGCCGGGCTTGCGGTGGCCGCGACGGATGTGGTGCTCGAGCGCATTGTGCATGACCTCGTGGGCACGGACGAAGACGACCTCGGGTACCGTCAGATCCTCGACGAACTTCGGGTTCCACCACAGGCGGCGGCCATCGGTTGCCATCGTGTCGATCTGCGGGTGGTCGGGCTCGACCTCGATCATCTCCAGCTGCGCATTGAGCACGCCGAAGAATGGGTGGTCCCACAGAAGCGAGGTCTGCGCGGCGAGCATCTTGTCGGCCGGCGACAGTTTGGGCTGTGCCATTGCGGTTCTCCTTGATTGGGGTGGGGTGATGGGGCAGGCCGTCACGTTATCGGTAAAGGAAGTCGCCGAAAGGTGAGGCGACCGCCGTCGCGGGTGCCGGATCCGGTAGGGAAGAGCGACTATCAGCCAGCGATGCGGCGATGCAGCGCGCCACCTCCTCCGGGCCGATAGCACGCTTGGCCAGCTCGATCTGCGCGGGGGTGACCGGCTTCTCCTTCTGCCAGGGGCTGACCTTGGTGTAGCGGCGCTTGGCCGTGCCGCTGAAGGCACGCTTCCTCGGGTCGTAGGTGATGTCGATCACCTGCAGCGCCGACTTCTTGCGGCGGTCGGTGACCTCCCATCGGTATTCGCCGCGCTTGCGGACATTGAAGCCGGTGGTCATGAGGCTTTGATCCTTAATGCCAAGGCCATCGCCTTTGCGATGTCCTCCGGTGAGAGTTTCGATTTCAGGATGCTGGAGATCGTCCCTTCCATGACGGGGGAGTCGTCGAGCCATGCGTCGGGGTGAACGTCCTCGTTCTTCACCTCCCGCGGGATGCCGAGTTGGGCGAGACCGGATCGGTTGCGCTTTCCGTCGAGCTCGCCGATGGGGATGTTGCTGGCCGACCACTTGCGCTTGCGAGGGTCGAAGACCAGCACCCAATGGGCAGTCGTCTTGTCGCCGCGGATGCCGTTGAAGTACCAGCGGAGATCCGTGGTGGATGGAGAGCGCGGGGCTGTCTGCTCCGGATGGAACGGGCCAAACACCTTGCGGATGATAGGCATCATTTCCTCCCGTGGGTGAGGGACAGGGCGACGCAGCGCGCCACCTGTTCCGGGGTGAGTTGGGACTTGAGCAAGTCCCTCAGCTTGCCGCTGCCGTTGACCTCACGGCCAAGCCCGAAGAGATCGCCGGGCTGCTGGAGCTTTCTCCATTGGCCCTCGTTCGGCGCCGCCCCGTTGGAGGCGCCGAACAGTCTCGTATGGGCGTGGTAGATGAGGCTCAACTTGCGAACCTCACCTCCCGTCGTGCGGCCGGCGAAGGTGAAGACGATCTTGTCGTCTTTCGCCTTCACCTTGATGGGACCGAGCAGCCACACGATCGACGCGGCTGTCTCCCGTTCCTCAGCCAATGATCACGTCCTGATTTTCGGCAGACCAGTTGATGAAGGCCTGCGTGTGGGACAGGCCCGGGTCACGGCGCACCGCATCGACCATGAACATGATGCGGAAGTCGCGCGCCGGCAGCCGCTTCATGTAGGCGTCGGCATTGGCCAGCGTCCGCTGGTCGACCTTGCGTGCCAGACCTGCGGCGATGGCGAAGCGGGCCGAGACATCCTCCGGCAGCGGTGCGCTGTTCGGGTTGGCGAGCACCAGGTCGAGCGACGGCAGCCCCTGATAGACACGGACGAAGCCCTCGAACTCTGCCGCTGCACCATCGCCGACGATTCCGCTGACCAGAGAATAGCGGCGGCTGGTCTTCCTCTCCTTGTCTGCCTGCTCGCTCGGCTTGATGTACTTGAATGCCTCCTCCCATGCCCGGGGCGTCGGGAAGGCGCGCTGGTCTGGCGTGTCCGGCATCTTGTGGATCAGCTCCGGACGGAAGCGCAGGAAGGCGATGCCGATCGGGTCGACGCCCTTCTTGCTGAAGTGCATGAGGTGGACGTTGTCGTGGTTCGGGCTGAGGTCCGGATCCACATCGATGTGAGCGAAGCGGTTGGCGAGCGCCGTCGGCATGCGCTGTGCTGCGGCACGGTCCGACTGGCGGTTACCGGCTGCCACCACACGCCAGCCAGGCGGCAGGGTATAGTCGCCAACCTTGCGATCGAGAACCAGGCCGAACATGGCGGCCATCATCGAGGGAGGCGCGGCGTTCAACTCGTCGAGGAAGAGGATGCCTTCCTCGCCATCGCGCTCCACCTGCGGGAACTCGTCCGGCACCTTCCACTTAGTAGTGTCGCCGTGCAGATCCGGCAGACCCATGAGGGCGACCGAGTCACGGGTGGATGCGCGGAAGTCAACCAGTCCCCACTTGCGTTCCTTGGTAATCTGCGCCGTGGCCTGGGACTTGCCGATGCCGGGCGGTCCCCACAGGAAAGCCGGTGTGTTGCCGTCGAGATAATCCTGAAGGTTCAGAACAGCTGTGCCGATGTGCATGTCTTGTCTCCTTGGTGTGCCATGCGTGGCGGGGTTGGTAGCTGGCCGAGTAGCCGCACCCTTGTGAGGTCGGCGAAGTCGGCAGGGGAAAGCAACGTCTGCGCTGCAAGAGCGAGCTTGTCCCGGGGGAAGCGGGGAAAAGCGAGGTTCGGATATTCGTCGAAATTGGACGGTATCAGGTAGTCGTTGAAGTTGCTGGAGTGGGTGGGCACCCGACCGGGATAGACCGGACGGTGACGTGCCTTGACCCGCTTCTCGAAAGTGTCGACGTGCACCTCGTAGCGGTGGGTGAGGCCGGTCTCTTCCTCGTCAAAGGCGAACCAGAACTTCAGCTTGGTGCCGGTGATCTGCCGGGCGTAGGGACCGTAGAGCGCGCCCTTCATGGGTCACGTCCAGACGATGCGGTCAGGGAAGAGAACGACCGGGCCGGAGATGGCCGGGATGGACTCAGGATCAAGCCCGGGCTCGCGGGTCAGCGCATTGTTGCGGTAGATCGCGGTGCCCCTGATGTTGCGGATGTGTCGACCGTTGATGCTCGACGTCTCGCCGACGAACATATCCCTACGGTTGCCCTCAAAGAGCACGGCCACATGCTCGAAAGGCTCGTCGAAAACTCCGGCCATCGCGCGCTTCAGCGCCTCGTAATTGGAGGACTTGCCGGCGATGGTGACGAGCCGTTCCTCGGTTGCGCCGAGCACCGGGATGATGAGCATTCGAGTTTGCGGAGGAGGCGGCTGTGTCAGCTTGCCCATTTCATTCTCCTGTCGTGCATGATTGCTGGGGTGAAAGTTTAGGGGATGGCGAGGTAGCCGGGGCCGTAGCACTGGCGGCATTCCAGCCTATCGAAATCGTAGCCGCGAGCAGCTGCACGATAGAGCATCATCAGCTGGCCCTCTCGCTGCCTAGTGCGGCGTAGCCGGCTGTTGATGGTCGGCTTGGCGTCTAGCTCATCGAGCGCGAACGTGCGGCCGCAAGCGTCGCAGCAAGCAGTCTCGACTATCTCGCACCCGCAAGTGATGCAGCGGTCGCCTCCGTCCATGGCAGTCTCGCCACAGTTTTCGCAGGACCACTCATCCTCGTCATCTTCATCGCCAAGGATGGGGTGCTCGTCACACTTGGGGTCTTGGACGAACTCGCGACCACGGAAAAAACATCCGCAACTGAGTGTCACGATGGAGGGGGAGGGCATGTCGTTCTCCTGTGGTGCATGATTGCGAGAGAAAGGGGACGCCACCTGGATGATGAGCGCCCCCCTCGTGTGTGCGGCGGAATAAGGGATTACTTCATGTCGACCTCCGTTCGCTGTTGGTCCTCAGGGTGAAACCCTGCCCGGCAGTGCGGGCCAGGCAGGATTGGGATCAGGCGAGGAAGCCGGAGACGGTGTCGAGGATCGACTGTGCCTCGGCGGCCACGTCGCGGCGCTTGCCCTCGTCTTCGCGAAGGACGGACGCATCGTATTCGGCCAGCGGTTTCAGCTGCTCGGCCATGGCGGCGAGCTTCGGGTCGCCGGTGATGTTGAGGGCGGGCAGGATCTTGATCAGGTCGCGGACGTTCTCGACCAGCGAGTCCCGGAAGATGCCCTCGGCCTTGTCGCCCTTGCCCTTGGCGGGCTTGTAGGCATTCAGCCGTTCGACCATGCGGCCGGCGACGTCGGCGACGCGCTTGTAGACGTCCTGCACGGCGGCGGTGGTCGCCTTGGTCAGCTGCTCCTCGATGTCGGCGCGGATGATGGATGCTTGCGCCTCGCTCATGTCGACGCGGAAGTCGGAGGAGGAGGGGACCGGCATCACCTTGCAGTCGAGCGAGAACTTGGCGCGCAGCGTGTCGACGTCCGGGTAATCCTCGTCCTTGAACATGCCATTGAGGCGGACTCGAGCATCATTCACATAGCCCGGATACTTGGCGAGGAAGTCGTTGACCGCGTCATCGAACTTCACCTTCTGCTGGCGGATCCAGCCCATGTGGGCGAGGTAGGCCTCGGCTGCCATGATGCGGCTGCCGTTGTCCATCCACGGCAGGGTGCGCGTGAGGAAGTCGGTGCGCGTGGCGCTGACGATCTTGACGATCGGCTCGAGCGCTTCCTTGGGCAGGAGCAGCTTATTGTAGCGTCCGGCGTCGGCCGCGGCGTTGTGCTGCTGGTTCACCTCGTCGGTGATCTCGCGGTCGAGGCGGCGGCCGGACCATTGCGAGATGGACAGGCTCACCAGCATTGCCCGGGTGGACAGGGAAGCGGTGGCGGCGGGTGCAATGGGAGTCATAGCGTTCATGTCAGTCTCCGTTGGGTGCCATGATTGGCGGGGTGAAGTCGGTAGAGTCAGGCGGGGCGTAGCAGCTCCGCAATCAGGACGGTGATGGCCGCGCCGATGAGGAGGTCGACGTACTCGAGTCCCATGCGGCGAAGCGCGAGAGCTGCGACACATTCCGCAAGCGCGATGAACAGGATCAGGGGTCTCAGCTTCATAGGGTTTCCTTCTGGATGCGAGGGCGATCCTACACGCACGGATGCGTGGGGAGAAGTCAGGCAACAAGCGAGGCGCGGGTTGCCCTTGCGATCTCCTCCGGCGGGAGGAGGGATACGAGGAAGTCTACCAGCTTGTGCGGAAGCGGAACCTCGTGGTCGAAGGACGCCTCGTTATCGTCCGCGCGATAGAGCGTGGCGTAGAAAGTCCGGTGCTGGACGTCGTAGGAAAGCCGCCACCAACGGCGCATGCCCTTGGGCTTGGAGTCGTAGACGGTCCAGTCGATGTAGGCGTCAGGAGCGAGGTTGTCCGGGGTGATATTGCCAAACAGGTGGCGGAGGCGGTCCGGGTTCATCCGACGATCTCCCCTTCCTCGTCGAAGGTGTAGTCGGCGAGGGCTTCGTCGACCGCCTCATTGGACATGAGGTATTCGTCCTCCTGCCGGAGCTGCTCATAGATCCAGTCCATGAAGGCGCGGAGGGTGGCCTTGACCTCGGATTCAAACTCAAGGCGGAGGAGGCGGTGCTTTACGAGCATAGCTCTCCATACCATGGCCTGCAGTCCGCTAAAGTCGCGGTCATCGTCGTCGCGATAGACCTCGATGCGAGTGCAGCCTGAGTGGTAGTAGCTGCCGGAGTGCTCGACGTGCACGGATAGATCCGGGATGAGCCCCAGGCATCGCTCGGAGAAGTCGGCCAGGTCCAGCGCGATCTCGTGCAATTTCGTGTCGAGCGGGGCGTGCTCCATGACGGCGGTCAGGGAGCCGATAGGATCCTTGACCGGGTACCAGTTGCCCTCGAAGCACGCGCCATCCCCTTGGCAGGAAAAGCCGGAGAACCAGATCTGCGGACCGCTGATGATGGCACCGCTGGCAAGCGTGTGGTGCTTGCGCTTGATCTGGATGCCCATCATGGCGGCGATGGTGTCGGCGTCTTCATAGATCGAGTCCCACCAGTCGTAGTCGATGCCCGTGGCGCGATAGTCGTCGCGCGCCTTTTCCTTGGCGCGGTCGGACAGTCCGTCGAAGGAAAACTCGGTCTGCTCGTCCTCGACGTCGCCCATCTCGGGCACAAGCGCGAGGGCAGGCTGGTTGACGTAGACGGGGGCACCTCCCGCAATGGCGCGGTTGACGGCGCGGGTGAGTGCTGCGCGTGCGGCGTTCATGTCAGTCTCCCTGAATTGCGAGGGCTTCGTCGCCGAGCTGGTTGTAGAGGGCGTCGATGATGGCGAAGCGGCTGCGATAGACGGCCAGGTCGCGCTGGTATGCGTCAGGCTCGCCGATGTAGTCGCGGCCATTGGGTGCCGTCTCGCCGAGCGAGGTCATGACGGAGCGAAGATCCTGCCGGACGGCAATGCGCGCCTCCACGAGGGCGTCGCGGCTGGTGCCGTTGAGGTTGACGATCGGGCGCATGAGGTCAGCCATTGCGTGCCTCCCTGAGGATGCGGAATACCTCGTCGCGAGCTTCAGCGCTGGTGGGCTCGCGGCCAAGGCGTGCGGCCAGCTTGTTCCAGATCGTGTCCGGGTTGTCGTTGCGGACGGTGACGGTGACAGTGACGGCCATCAGCCCATCCTCCGGTTGAGTTCCTCGCGGGCAACCGCGGCGTACTCGTCGCGTCCGGCAATGGTTTCGCGGCGGATGATCTCGGAAAGCTGCGCGGTGGTCGCGTTGCGGCAGAAAGCGGCGAAGTCGTCGCGGTCTGATTTCGAGGGCGTGGTCATGGTCTCTCCTTGTGCATGATTGCGGGAAGGGGTTGCGCGTCCGGGTGCGAGGGCTGGAACGGATCGCGCTATAGGTCCAGCCGGTGGTATTGGTGCGGGGCTTTAGGTTCCCCGCGCATGGCGGATCTCCGTGCGAGGTGGATCGGGGCGGTGGATTACGGCTAGACCCGCGCGGCGGCTTCGAGGACGCGCAGATATTCCGCCCAACGATAGGCGGCCACCCACATGGCGAGGATGAGCGCGACGATTGCGACGCTCCAGACGAAGCCGGAGTCAAGCAGGTCGGACATGCGCGGCCTCACGATGGGCTCGACGCGGATGGTGCGGCGGCGCGGCTTCACGGGCGCACCTCGACATGGCCGCCGCCATAGGCGAGCAGCTTTGCGGTCGAGATGGCGCGCTTGCGGCTGGCGAATGTGTCCAGCGTCGAGGCAAGGCCGCCGGGCAGCATCACCGCCAAGCACCAGCGATTGCCGGTGCGGCGGCGACGGCGCGCGACCACGTAGGTGTAGGGGATGGGCTTTTTCACGGGGATCTCCTCAGGTTCGCATGATTGCGGGGGTGGTGACGGCTACTCGTGCCACGGGCGGCCGGTGCAAGCCTCGATGTTGCCATCGGTGGGCAGCAGGTCCGCAAGCGGGCAAGCGGGGACGAGGTCGACGTCGATCGGGGCGATAGCCTGGCACTGCGGGAACTCGTCCTCGTGCAGGCGGTAGATCTCGCCTTGCTGGCCTTGGCAGCCGATGCCGATCAGGACGGTGTCCGGATAGGCGAGCGCGGGAGAGGGCAGCAGGAGCGCAAGCGCTCCCGCATACTGCACGAAGCGGATGGCAGCGCCCGGCACGGTGCGGTGGATCTGGCGAACCGGGCGCTGCCCGACCGGCCGATAGCTCGACGATACGCAGAACGAGAACGTCAGGCGGCCGATTTTCAGGAAGCGGATGCCGCCCACCCTCATGGTGGACACGTTGAGGAACCGGATCAATGGACTGCCTCCAGAATGCGAGCGCGGGATAGGCGAGCGCGGAAGGCGTCGTCACGAAGGATCATAGCCCCCACCTCGTCGCGGAAAGCATCGGCCTGTTCGTCGCGATGCGTCGCGAAATACGGATGGCGGAACGGTGGTGGTGCGTCCGGGCGAAGGACGGACTCCGGCCTTTGCGGTCTCATTGCAGGTCTCCTTGTGTCGCATAGTTGCGGGTTCCGGCGCGTTGCCGCGTCAAGGCCAGTGCCTGGCCCTCACGTAGGAACGCGCAAAGGTGGGGAACCATGTCCCCACCTCCGGCGGTCATCTTATGAGCCGCAGATGCTTTCAGGCGGCCTTCTGGATCTCCTCCGTCTTGGCGGCCGGTGCGGCCTTCGGAGCCTTGGCAGGTGCAGCGACGATCGGAGTCTTCGCCAGCGTCAAGGCGCCCTTGACAGCCTGCAGAACGCGCGGCGAACCGCCATTCTCCTCCAGTTTCTTGACGACGGACTCGAGGTACTTGACCTCGTCGAATGCAGCCGCTGGCTTGCCCTTCGTGGCCTTTTCGTAGTTCGCCGGTGCGATTTCCATCGCTTGCGCCATGTCGGATTTCTTGCCCTTGGCAAACTCGAAAACGCGCGCCTTGTCGTCAAACTTGACCTTGCCGAAAGCGGTCGACCACGAAACCAGTCCGCGGCGATAGTTCGCCGGAGTGACAGCGTAAAGCGCGTTCAGGTACTTCGGATCATTGTGCAGCTCGACATGGTTCAATGCCGAATAGGCCAGCTGGTGCTCCTTTTCCGTGAACGTCGCGGCGGCCTTCACAAAGCCCTTGATTGCGTTGTTGAGCTTGGAACCGGTGAGAACAACAAACTTGGTCATGATCTTAATCTCCATCGTTGGCATGATTGCCGGGTTAGTGCCGTTTGCACCTGAAAAGCCAAAAGAGGCTTTGCAGCTGGAAACGTGAAAAGGCCACCAGAGGGAGTCCGGTGGCCTTAGAAACTTGTCGAATTTTTCGGTTTTCAATCGCTTGGATTGACCATGCCTGTATCGGTTGAGGTTTGCAGCACTGAAGCCAATGAGGCTTTGCCGAGTATCTTTCCGCCACCTACGGCATTTTCGCCGCTGTCGTGCTTCTGGCTATTCCTATGAAGCAAGTCCGTTGCTCCCTCAGTGCATGGTTACATGCTTTGCCAGTTCTCCCACCAACGATTGCCCAACACACTCAACTTTGCAGTCTCGCATTGGATCGCTTTAGCCGGAACCTTCCCCGATACAGGTGATTTGTTGTCCGCTCCCTGTCGCGCGTCCTTCCCTATGTGCTGCAATCCGGCTTTGTCATGCCGAATCACCTCACGGTTGCCCTCTTCGTAACCGCGCTTTCCGTTGCTCCCTTTGCCTCTTCAATCCCTTGTCTCCACACTTGCAAAGCAAGTCACGAAACCAGTGCACCTAGAAGGCTAGGGCGGAAAACCGTCATCTTGTTTTCAAAGAACCGACGAAACCGACGAAGCCGGAACCGTCCAAAGCCCGAAACATTCGCGTTTCGTTGTGAGCAAGATAATACGATACGAATTGAAAACAACCGGAAAAATACAGAAAATACCGTTTGGCCCGTTATCGCATTGAAATTGCAGCAAATAAAAAATTCAAATCGTATCGCCTTTGCGTCGTCTCAGCTCATTACAGCTGGCCAAAAACAGGCCAGAAAATCGGGCAAATCGGATAGCCTAATTCGCTGAAAACAAACGATAAAAGGCGTTTGCTTTTGCCTCTGAGCTTGTCCCCGGCTTAGTGCCTGGCTCAATGCCTGGCTAACTCCCTGCCATGCTGGCCAAACTGGCCACCCATTGCCGGAGAAAACCGGTGGCGATTCTCCAGTGCACTCGCCCCAGAACAACCGCCACCAATCCCCGCAAAGGGAGAGAGGGAGAGGAGAGGAGAGAGGGGAAGGCGTGACAGCTGGCTATTGCGTGGAACAACGGAACGAGTCACACAGCATTCCAGAACGTCGGATTGCGCCTAGACGCCGCGACGCTTCATCCCCTCACCTGCTCACCTGAAGGCGTGCCGCTTGCGACTGGCCATCCCCGGCTAGACCTTTCGCCACGCCTTGCCGCTGGCCAGCTGGCTACCTGATGGCCATTGCCACCCATGCCGGACCATGCCGGACAAGGCGTTCCAGCGTCATTCAAAGCGAAAGAGCGTGAAAAGCCTTGCAAATCAAGGCGTTGAGAGGCCCCACGGGTAGGTTCTTCCGGAAGGGGGGCGGCCCACCGCGGGTCGGCGGCAGCGCAGTATTTGAGCGGTTCCGGGCTTTTCATTTCGAGGGTTCGGATTCGCGAAAAATTCCTGGCGAAGGTGGCGATGCGCGGGGAATGAATTTGCTGAAACCGCGCAACGAAATGGGGTGATCCCACGGGGCGGATAGAAATGATCTTGCGCAGATCCCATCGCGCAGGGGCGAACTGTAGAATAATGCTTTCGTTTGAGGGGTGGCGAATACGATGCGTATCGTGAAGCGCGGCACCAACCTGTTCCTGGTCCTGAGGATGAGGGACATGGCAAGGCACCTCAGCAACGATCGCGGGCGCACTGAGCTGCACCGTGGTGTGATCGACGCCGGTCGCCGGATGAAGACGATCAACCAGAAGACGGTCCAGCGGCAGATGGCGCTGAAGCCAGGCAACTACGGCAGCTATGTCGTCGCCGGCACGAGGGGCATCCCCCGCAAGAAGACACTCAGCTACGAGATCTTCGGCGTCAAAGGCGGCGCGAAGATCGAGCAGTATAAGGGGCTCATGTCGGTGAAGAGCAGCGGTCGTGCTGCCCGCCGCATGAACGCCGGCCGCGTAACTTCTGACCGAGGGACAGTGAGGTCGGGAGTGTGGAACAACCCGCGCGTCTTCAAACGGTCGTTCGCGACCGGGACCGGGTTTTTCGCGATGCGGCCACCGAGCGCCGGGACGTCAAGTCGCGCTCCGAAAGCGCTGTGGACTTATGGCTCGAAGCCTGGGCAGCCCCGAGGGGCAGACGGGCGCTTCGCTCCTTCGGGAACGAGGTACGGCAAAGTCCGCCGGCTGTTCGGTCCTTCCCTGATGAAGGAGATCCCGAAGGATGATTCCTTGGATGTCTTCCTGAGACACGGCCCGGCGTTGCTCGAGCGGCACGTCGGCAAAAGGCTCACCAAGCTGATGAGGTTCTGACATGGCACCCCGGACGGAAAAGACGGCGCCGCCGAAAAAGTCGTCCACCCGCAAGCCGGCACCGAAGAAGCCGGTGGCCGAAAAGAAGCCGAAGGCTGAGAAGCCCCGCGACGATCTCGCTGGCGTGGTGATGTCGACGCAGGGCATGGCCGCCGTTCTCGGGGTCACCCCGCGATGGCTTCAATCGCTCGTGAAAGACGGAACCATCCCATCGCTGGGCAGAGGGCGGTTCGATCCGACCGCTGTGTTCCAGGCCTATGCCGCCTTCCTCAAGGAGGGCGTCACGAAGAAGACGGGCAACGAAAGCCTGGACGAGCTCCGCAAGGAAAAGGCCCTGACCGAGCGCCTCAACCGCGAGCGGAAGGACCGAACGCTGATCGAGCTCGACGAGGCTCTAGGCGTCATCGACGAGGTGACCGGTATGTTCGTTGCGTCCCTCAACGGACTTCCGGCGCAGATCACGGGAGTGCCGCGGGAGCGGCAAAGGTTGAATGACATCTTCGATAGTGAGAGGCTCCGGCTCGCGGATCGTTTCGCCAAAAAGCGGGAAGCTCTTCGCTCGGGTAGAGAAGATCCTGACGCCGAGGCCGAGGACGACGCCGATTGAGTGGGCGAAAGCCGAGCGAGTTTATCCCGAAACAGCTGGCCATCCTGGTCCGCGCAACCCCTACAAGACGCCGTACATGGTGCCCTTCACGATGGCCGTGCATGGGCGCACCCACAAGCGCGTCGTCATGGTGGTGTCCGCGCAGTCAGGGAAATCGGAGTCCTTCCTCGACATCATCGGGGAACGGCTCGACACCGCACCGGTACCGACGCTCTATGTCGGGCCGTCGAAGCGGTTCATCACCGAGCAATGGGAGCCTCGCATCGACGAGCTCCTGACGACGACTGTCCTCGCCGATCGCATGGCCGCCAAGAGCCGGCAGACAAAGACGCGCAAGCTGGTCAACGGCGTGCCGCTTCGTCTGGCGCACGGCGGCTCCACCGGTGCCATGAAATCGGATCCGTTCGGCCTCGCGCTGACGGACGAGGCGGACGAGCTCATGAAGGAGCTGAAGGGCCAGGGTAACCCGGTCGGCCTGATCGACGCCCGCGGCGATACCTACGCGGATTTCGTGCACGCCATCACGTCAACGCCAAGTGAGGGGGCGACTGAGGTGGAGACGGATCCAGAGAGCGGCCTTGAGTTTTGGGCCGACAGCGACCCGGACGAGATCAAGTCGACCATCTGGCGGCTCTGGCTCACCGGCACCAGGTACCATTGGGCATGGCCGTGCCCACATTGCGGGACGTTCTTCATCCCGCGGTTTGCCTGCCTTGGGTGGGACAAGCCGAAAGACGGCAAGGGGAGGGAGCTGCCATCCACCCCGATCATGGCAAAGAACACTGCGCACCTCATCTGTCCTGAAGGGTGCATCATCTACGAGCACGAAGCATCGCCCGACGGCGAGACGCTGACGAAGGAGTGGATGAACAACCGCGGCGTCTACGTCGCTCCCGGCCAGTCGATCGACCCCGATGGGACGGTCAACGGTCCTCCGCCTGAAGCAACCACCCTCAGCTATTGGGTGTCCGGCCTGTGCTCACCCTTCGTTTCGTGGGGTGAGAGAGCGCAGCGCTACGTCGAAGCTGTCCGGTCCGGCAACCCCGGTGACATCCAGACGGTGAAGAACCAGGGCTTCGGCGAGCTCTACACTCCCGGCGGCGGCAACGCTCCGGACTGGACGGAAGTCGAGAAGTGCGCAGACGACTACCAGATGGGCGATGTCCCTGAAGGTGCTCGTATCCTGACGCTCACCTGTGACGTCCAGAAGGACAGGCTGGTCTACACCATCCGCGGGTGGGGCGCCGGCGGCACCTCTTGGCTTGTCGAAGCGGCCGAGATCTACGGACCGACCGAGGAGCAGGAGGTGTGGGATACGCTCGCCAACGTGGTGACGGATACCTACGACGGCATCCCGATCCGCCTAGCGCTGATCGACTCCGGCTTCCGCCCTGGCAAGAAGTTCGTGGTTCCGGAGCACCGGGTCTATGCCTTCGCGCGCCGGTTCCCGAACCTAGTCCGGGCGACCAAGGGCGCGTCAACCAGCATGCGCAAGCCGATCGTGGCCAACATGATCGACGTGCTCATCAACGGCAAGACGTACAAGAAGGGCCTCGAGCTGCTGCGGCTCGACACGGACTATTTCAAGTCGTGGGTGCAGCAGAAGATCCGGTGGGAGAAGGACGCCCCCGGCGCATGGTTCGTGCCGGAAGACGTTACCGAGGACTACTGCAAGCAGGTCGTTTCCGAAGTCCGGATCAAGTCGCCCGGCGGCAAGGTCAAGTGGGTAGCCAAGTCCAAGCTCAACCACTTCCTCGACTGTGAGGCCATGCAGGCTGCCGCTGCGATGATCCTCAACCTGGCAAAGCTGCGAGACGGTCCACCGGCAACGCGCCGGGCGGCCAGACCTGAAACCCCGCAACAGACCGATCCAGAGACGCCGCCGCGCCAGCCACCTCCAAAGAGGGGCGAACGCTCCGGCCTGTGGGGCGGTAAGAGAGAGAGCATCTGGTAATGGCCGAGATCGTCATCGAAACGCTGACCCTTGAGGAGAAGGTATCGCTCCTCAAGGACTTGAAGGAGGCCTACTTCTCAGGCGCGTCTCGTGTCCGGTTCCGGGAACGGGACGTCACCTACCGCTCTGCCGTCGAGATGAAGAAGATCATCGACCAGCTGGAGGGCAGCATTGTCATCCGGCCGAAAAGGCGGGTCATCCTTACGACGTTCGGTGGGGGGTACCGCTGATGGCAAATCTTATCGACAGGGCCGTCGGTTACTTCAGCCCGAAGCGTGGCGCAGAGCGCGCCGCGCATCGTCGCCGGATGGAGATCCTACAAGGAGGGACACGCGGGTATGAAGGTGCATCGGTCGGCCGGCTTGCTGCGAACTGGTACTCTCAGGCGACTAGCGCGGACGCTGAAATCGGCCGTAGCGGCAAGACCCTTCGGAACCGATCGCGCGATGCTGTCCGCAATAATCCGCTCGCGAAGAAGATCGTAAATGTCCACGCCAACCACATGGTCGGCTTCGGCATCACGCCTCGAGCCAAAGTCACTGGAGACAATGCTGACGGTGACAAGGCAAAGAAAGTCAATGATCTCTTTGATGAATGGATCAAGGTCGCCTTCGTAGGCATGCAGACCGACTTCTATGGCGGCTGTAAGATCATGGCGAAGATGATGGTGCAGGACGGCGAGGTCTACGCCAGAAAGCGCCTTCGTCGACCTGAGGACGGGCTGCCGGTACCCCTCCAGATCGAGCTCCTCAATGCGGATCAATGCGATTGGGGGAAGGTCGGTGCAGTCGGGACCAACCCCGGCAACAAGGTCATCCAGGGCGTCGAGTTCGATGCGATCGGGCGTCGTCGCGGTTATTGGATGTTCCCCTACAACCCGTCGTCAAGCGTGTTCATGGTGGGTCCCTATGGCAGCAAGTTCGTGCCGGCCGAAGAAATCATTCACCTGTACGAGGCGGACGAGAACCAAGTGCACGGTGTGCCTTGGATGCACTCAGTCCTCACCGACCTCAAGGATCTGAAAGACTACATTCTGGCGGAGAACATCCGAAAGAAAGTCGAGTCCTGCATGGTGGGAATGGTGATTCCCGGTGAGGACGAGAACCCCCTCGAGGATCCGAACGTCGGGCTGGAGGAGCCATCTCTACCGGTAGGCGAACGAAACCCTAAAGGCGCGTTGGTCACCGACGTCTATGGCTATCCGTTCGAGAGGATGGAGCCTGGGATGTTCGGCGTCCTGCACGGCGGCAAGGACATCAAGTTCAACACTCCGGCGATCTCGGCGGGGATAGAGGCCTACATCCGGACACGCCACCGCGACATCGCGGCCGGCGCGCTTCTGCCCTACGAGTTGCTGACAGGTGACTACAGCCAGGCGAATTTCGCCTCCGGCAAGCTGGGGCTTCTGGAGTACAAGGGCTTCGTCGAGGGGATGCAGTGGCACACGCTGATCCCGAACTTCAATGTGATCTACTCCTGGTTTGTCGATACGGCAAAGGACGCCGGCAAGATCCCCCGCGATTGGGAGGTCAAGGCCGAGTGGACCCCGCCGGAGTTCGAGAGCATCACCCGCCTCGACGACGCTCGCGCCGACCTTCTGGAAATGCGGATGGGCAAACGCACGCCGCAGGAAGTCATCGCGAGGACGGGCCGAAACCCGAGAACGGTTCTGGCCGAGTTCGACGAGTGGTTCACCGAAGTCGACAAGACGAAAAGCAAACTGATCTTCGACAGCGATCCCCGAAAGGTGTCCATCAACGGACAGCTGCAGGGCCCCTCTGCCGAAGGGAAGGAAAACGGAGAGGGCAATGCCTGAGGCTATCCGAAAGGCTCTTGAGAAAGAGATCCGGATCCCGATGACGCTGAGAAGCGAGGTCGAGGTGCGGGCCGGTACTCTGGACGAGGACGACCGCTCGGTCGAAGTCTGCTGGACGACCGGCGCAGCAGTGAAGCGGTACTCCTATGATGAGGGGTACTACATGGAAGAGCTCGTCGTGGACAAGAAGGCGATCCGCACGGACCGCTTCAACGCCATGTCTCTCCTCGACACCCATGAACGCTGGTCCATGGACTCGAGGTTGGGCACCGTTGTGCCAGGCACTCTCCGCATCGAAGGGGGGAAGGGGTACGCCCGCATCCGCTTTTCAAAGAAGCAGCGAGCCGAGGAGATCCTGCAGGATCTGAGGGACGGGCACCCGCTCCCGATCTCGGTTGGCTACAAGATCCACCGGTACGAGAAAACCGAAGGGGCGGACGGAAAGCTGCCGACCCTGAGGGCAGTCGATTGGGAACCCATGGAGTTTTCCGCGGTCCCGATACCGGCAGATTCCGGAGCAACGTCACGGTCCGAGCCCAAGGGCGACGACATTCAAACCGTCCTGGTCCGGCAGGAAGCACCCAACGCAGCCGCGGCTGCAACAGACGAGGAACGACCGATGAATAAGCGCGATGCCGCGAAGACGTACAAGGGTGAACAGCTCGACGCTCTGGCCCTTGGTGTAGGCCTCTCCCGCAATGCGAACGAGACGGACGAAGCTCTGAGCAAGCGTCTTCTGGCTTTGTTCGATCAGCAGGACGAGCAGGCCCGCAAGGACGAGGAAGATGCGAAGAAGCGTGCCGATGCTGAGGACGCCGCTCGCCGCGCAGCTGACGACGAAGAAGCCCGGACCCGCGCGGCCGGCAACGGCTCGCAGCAGCAGGCCGCAGGCCTCAATGAGGCTGACGCGGCTCGCATCGCCCGTGCAGCCGTTGAAGCAGACCGGAAGCGTCAGAACGAGATCAAGGAATTGGCCCGTTCGGCTGGGATCAAGGACGATGACGAGACGGTCCGCAGGGCGATTGACGACAACATGAGCGTCGAAGACTTCCGGCGTGCGGCCTTCGACATCATGATCGCCCGCCAGAACCAGTCGCCGACCTTCCCGCATGTGGAGACTCGCGGAATGCAGGACGCCCAGGAAACCACCCGCAACATGGTGGCCAATGCAATCCTGCATCGCTCCGGCATCGTCGACAATCTAGAAGACGGCGCGCGTGAATGGCGTTCGATGGGCACCATGGACATTGTCAAGGAACTCCTGCGCATGCGCGGCGAGAGCACCCGTGGCAACATCCATGACGTGGCATCCCGCGCTCTGCACAGCACCAGTGACTTCCCGATCATTCTCGGGGACATCACCCGCCAGACCCTGCTGAATGCCTACGGTCGGTACGAGAACACGTTCCAGCTCTTCGCGACCCAGCAGCTCCTGTCGGACTTCCGTGAAACGAAGGTGCTCGACATCGGTTCGGCTCCGGACCTGAAGCTGAAGAACGAGCACGGCGAGTTCGTTGCCGGCACCGTTCGCGAGTCGGAAGAGGGCATGAAGCTCCAGTCGTATGGTCGCAAGATCGGGTTTACCCGTGAGATGCTGATCAACGACCAGCTGAACGCCTTCATGCAGATCGTCGCGAATTGGGGTCTGAAAGCAGCGAAGCTCGAAGGCGACGTCGTATGGGGCGCCATCATCGACAACGCCAAGCTGAAGGACGGCAAGGGCCTGTTCCATGCCGACCACAAGAACCTCGCCGCCGCCGGCTCTACGCTCGACATGGACGCCCTCAAGGCAGCTCGCCTTGCGTTCCGTCAGCAGAAGGATCTCGATGGCGAGTCCATCAATGTCACGCCGAAGTATCTCTTCACCGGCGCTGACCTTGAGATCGCGGCTCAGACGCTGATCACCGGCATCACCGTGCCGACACAGATCGGCGATGTCGTGCCGCAGGCGATCCGCTCCCTGGTCCCGGTCTACGAGCATCGCCTCGACAAGATCACGCTTGCAGCGTGGTTCCTGTTCGCAGACGCCGCATCGACCATGGGCCGCGGCATCCACTACCTGCACCTGCTCGGCGCGGAAACCCCGCGGACTAACGAGCGCATCGGCTTCGACGTCGAAGGTGTCGAGTACACGATCGCCCATGATTTCGGCGTCGGCCTGACTGACTACCGGTTCGCCTACAAGAACCCGGGCATCGCCAAGTAAGCCCAGGCTGAAGGCCCAACCCCACCAAGCGCCGGCTAACCACCGGCGCTTTTCAATTCGCGAAAAACGGGAGATCCCCAATGCGCAATTTCATTCAGCCGGGCAAGGTTCTGACCGCGGTCGCCCCCTCCGGCGGCGTTGTCAGTGGCCAGCTCGTACAGGTTGGCCTCATCATCGGCGTGGCCGCCACGAGCGCTGCCGAAGGCGAGCAGTATGAGCTCGCGCTCGGCGAGGTCTACGAACTGCCGAAGGTCTCGGCTCAGGCGTGGACGATGGGTGCCGCCATCTACATGGATGCGACCGGCATCGCCACAACTGTTGCAACGGACAATACCAAGATCGGCGTCGCCGCTGCAGCCGCAGCCAACCCGTCGGGCTCTGGCCTGGTCCGTCTCAACGACAACTTCTAACCGACTGTCGGCGGCCTGAAACACGGCTGCCGCAATCCCACAAGGAACCACGCCAATGACGACCAAGTACCGCGCCAAGATCGACACCATGATCGACGGCAAGCCGGTCCGTGAAGGCGCCGAGGTCAATGGCCTCTCCGAGGACAAGGCGAAGGGCTACCTGAAGGCCGGCCTGATCGAGGAAGACAAGCCTGCCGCCAAGGACAAGGACACCGAGAAGACCGACAAGGTTTTCGAGGACGCCGCCAAGCGCATCGACACAACGTCGGACAAGCGAACCGAGAAGTAAGGGTTCAATCCTATGGCAATTTTCGACCGCCTTGACCGTCTGACGAGCAGGGCGGTCGATACCGTCAACGCGATCCCGTTCACGTTCACCCCGATGAAGGGGACGCCGAACGGACGACCCGGGCCGGATCCTGACAGGGTGGCGCTGCCGCTTACAGTCGTGGTTGGCGGCGCTGAGGTTCCCGGCCCGATGCCGAGAGGGATCTTTGACTATGTCTCCACCGAGTACGGTATCCAGCTGGGTGTCCGAAAGTCCTACCGTGAAGCGAACGACCTCCGTGCGCTCCAGATTGGACGAGACCCGCAGCTGTCGATCGACCGGAAATACTGGCCGAGTGCAGATTGGGAGCCGAAGCAGGGCGACCTGATCTCCTTCCCGCTCAATCCCGACCTCCCTGAGTTTCAGGTGAGCTCGTCTCAACGCGATGGGCTGTCCCGGATGGTCCTGATGCTGATCACCATAGGAGCGCAGGCATGAGCTTGTACCGCCTCGTTTCGCGGCTCGCTGTCGTGTCCGCTCTCAACAATTACATGGCGGCGCCATGGCCCACGCTGGCCGGGCCCAACATCTTCGACTCCAAGATCGAGCCGGTCGAGGACATGGCGAAGGACCGGGCGTTCCCGTGCTGCGTCGTCTACACCGACTACGACAAGGACCACTGGAGCAAGGCGCCCGCCGGCCACAAGTCGCGGATGATGACCGTGACGCTCGAGCTCCTGATCGTGCAGACGGCGCAGGACCAGTCCACCGCGGATCCCTACAAGCTGGAATGCCCCTTCACCGACAGCGAGATCGAGACGTCGCTCGACATCTTCGAGACGCAGATCTTCCGCGCGCTGGGCGAGGGGACAGAGGCCTCCGACGCCTTCAACTACATCTGCCCGGGTGTCGAGAACGTCATCAGCCGGCGCGGCGCATCGATCGAAGGCGGCCAGCGGCTGGCTGCGCGCCAGATCACGCTGGAAATGAAGACGATACGGGAGAACATCCAAGGCACCATCCCGCCGCAGATCGCCGCTTTCCTCGACAGGGCCGAGCAGCATCCGGACTATGCCGACCGGATCATCGACATCCGGGCAGCAATGACCTCACCGGCCACCAAGACGCCGAACGAGCGCTACATGCAGGCCTTCGGCTACAGCCGCGATACATCGGCGAGGCTCGGGCGCCCGGTAGGGCCGCAGGTGATGCTGCCGGCAAACCTGACGTTCACGCTCAACACGGGAGGGTGACATGACCTCCCGTGCAATGGCCGCATTCAATCGGCTGATCGAGCGGATACGGCGACTCGAGCAGGTGGTGTCCCGCCAGCAGACGCGGCTCAACAACGTCTTCCGCGAAGGGAGCGTCGTCGAGGTCGACCACGAGACCGGCCGCGCGATCGTCAACGCCCACGGTGTTCTGTCTCCCCTGGTGCCGTCCCTGCAGCAGGCGGGCGAGGTCAACCGGTGGACGCCGCTGTCGGTTGGCCAGCGAGTGGTGCTGTGTTGCCCGGGCGGCGACATCAGCCGCTCGTTCATCATGCCAGGCGGCTACACGGACGACGTCAAGCAGCCGCACGACAAGGGTGCCGAGGAGCGCACGTCGATCGGTGAAGCCGTGATCACTCACACGGGTGAAGGCTTCTTCTTCTCGGTCGGCGGGGCCACCCTGAAATTCACTAAAGAGGGTCTCTTCGTGGACGTCGACGGCGTCTCCTACAAGGTGACCGGCAACGGCGTCGAGCAGTTCGGCGGCGTGAAGGAACATGACGGCCTCAACGTGGGAAGCACCCACGTCCATGGCGGCGTGGTCCCGGGGGGGGCAGACACCGTCGGGCCGCACTAGAGGTAAATCGAAATGGCAGATCTCTCCCGCAAACTGCGGAGACCGACGACGAACCACCTGATGTTCTGGTGCCCCGGTTGTGACGGCGCGCACCAGATACGGGTGGGGGAAGGCGATGGCCCCGGATGGTCCTGGAACGGAGACCCTGAAAGGCCGACCTTCCGACCTTCGATACTGGTGCAGGGCCACGAACCCCTGACCGACGAGGAACACGAAGCGATCATGAGCGGGAAGGTCAACGGCGTGCAAACCCGCCGGATCGTCTGCCACTCGTTCGTCACCGACGGGAAGATCCAGTTCCTCAACGACTGCACCCACGAGCTCGCCGGCCAGACCGTGGATCTGCCGGACTTCGAGTCCTGAAGCCACGAAAGGAAACCACCATGAAGAAGTCTTACGTCGCCAATGTCACCGGCTGGATCAACGGGGCCCACCGCATCAAGGGCCGGTCAGTCGGCGAGCTGACCGACGACGAGGCCAAGTACCTCGTTCAGTCCGGGCAGATCATCGAGAAGGAGGCCGCCGAGAAGGCGAAGGCCGAACGGAAGGCGGAGCCTGACCCGGCAACGCTCGACATGAAGACCGGCAACGGGAAGGTGGAAAGGACTCGCTGATGACGAGGGTAGGCCTAGACAAGCAGACAGGCCGCCCTCTTCTCGGATGGGCGCACTGCGTCCAGAGCATTTCCACCATCATCTCCACCGAGCTCAATGAGCGCGTCCAGCGCCGTGGGTTCGGTGGGCGCCTCATGCGCCTGATCGACAGGCCGCAGAACGAAGAGACCATCATCGACATCTACGTCAGCGTGGCCGAGGCGCTTGAGCCGCGGAAGGTGGAAGGCCGCGAGTACGGCGAGCCCGGCTTCGTTCTCCTGAGGACCAGCCTCGACGCTGGTACGCCAGGTCGCCTCCTCCTTCTGGTCAGCGGGGTGTTCTTCGAGAACGGCCACCTGGGCGACTACAGCAACCCGAAGCTGACGGAGGTCGCCTTCGCTATCACGGAGAATGATGGGCAGATCGCTCTCGCTCCAACATAACCCTGAAAGGAACGAGCGTTGGCAAACTCAACCATCGACCTCTCGACGCTCCCCCCGCCAAGGTCGATCGAGGAGCTCGACTATGAGGTTTACGTCGCCAGGGCGACGGTCGAGTTCAAGGCGGTATGGGCGGCGGTCAAGCTGGCCAACCCTGAAATAGATCTGCCGGACTACAATCTCGAGCTCCTCGAGACTGACCCGTTCATGATCATCAACGAGAGTGAGAGCGCGCGCGAAACAAAGCTGCGCGCCCGCATCAATGAAGCGCTGAGGGCGACGCTTCTCGCCTTCGCCACGGGCGCAGATCTCGACAATCTCGGCGCCTTCTATGACGTCCTGAGGTTGGTGGGCGAAAGGGACGACAGGTTCGTCGCCAGAATCATCCTCGCAATTCAGGGGCGCTCAACCGGCGGTACCGAGCCTCGCTACAAGTACGTGGCCATGACGGCTGATACGAGGGTGAAGGACGCGATCGTCTACACCGTCGGTCGCAGCCCGCTGATCCATGTCGCAATCTTCTCGACGGACCCGGGCGGCGTGGCGTCGCCGGAGCTCGTGTCGATTGTGGACGCGGCCCTGCAGGATCCGGCGGTGAAGATGGTGAACGACACCATCGTTGTGGCGTCGGCCGTGCAGACGACAGTCAACCTTGAGGCGGACATCTGGCTCCTCCCTGACGCATCGGACGCAGTCAGGAATGCAGCGGCGGAGAACCTACGGGCTCAGTGGGCGCTGCATCAGTCGCTAGGCAAGGATCTCACGCAAAGCTGGTGGACGTCCAAGCTGATGATCGGAGGCGTCCACAAGGTCGTGCCGATCTCGCCCGTCGGTGACGTCGTGGCGCCGCCATCCGAGGCAATCGCGATCGGCACGATAACACTCAACAACAGAGGACGGGCTTTCTGATGGCATCGCTGCTTCCGGCCAACGCAGGCCTTTTCGAGAAATCGTCGGAAGCAGCATTTTCGGTGCGTTGGGATGCTCTCTCTGCCGGCGCTGACGCAGTCAGGACGGCGAAGGTAAACCCGCCGCCCTCCGTCCTTCCGTATCTCGTTTACGAGTACGGCCTTGGGGAACTGACGCCATACATCCCGAACGCCTATGAGCTCGTGGTGGGGAGGCGCGGGATAGACTGGCAGCGCATCCGCGGGACGCCGGCTTCAGTCTACCAGGGCCTTGGGTGGCTTGGGTACACGGCCACCCTCGAGGACGCATGGCACGGGCGGGCCTACTGGAACAGCACCCAGCTTCGGTTCGGCAGCCTGCCACTTAACGACTTCCCGGACCTCGAGCGGATTGAGGGCGTCACTCGGCTGTCTCTCCCTAAGAGATCTCAGCTTCGCCGGGGCGTCTACCAGTACGATGTGACTGCAGCAGAGGCCGATAGCACGAGGCTGGATGAGTGCATGCTCGATTTCGAGAGCGGCATCTCAGTCACGCCGGCCGGGACGCTGTGGTCCTTCGGCCGCGTTACTGAGATCGAGCATGCACTATCGCAGATCGAAGGGACCGCCATCGGGAACTGGATCGACGAGCCGGAGGAGGAAGGCCTCAAGTGGGTGCTGATGCAGTATCCGTGGCTGACAGCCACCTTCCCATGGGCGGACACCCCGACCAATCAGCGGCGCATCCTGATGGCGGCATGGTTCGTCAACCGGACCCTCTACGTGACGTTCCGTGATGAGGACGGGGAGGTTATCGGCCACCGCCGATGCCGCGCAGTCCGCCCGGTGAACAAGCGGGCTTTGGGCAGGTACTCGGTGGGCGACCAGAACTACGACGCCGTTACCGACGGTCGCATGGTCTATATCGACGCCATGACAGATTTCGGCGACGCGGAAGACGTCGTGGCGGCGTCTGTCGAGATCACGGTAGGGGCGAGCCGGGCACCTGGTGTCAAGCCGGGCAAGCTCTGGCTCGAACCTGACGAGCTCGTTGGCGGCCACGCCATAGCGCTAAAAGAAGTGGAGATCCCTCTGCGGCGCACCGTCAGGGACCACATCAAGTTCGTCCTCGACTTCGACTCGAAGAACCTTCCGACACTCAGCTTCCACCGGACGCAGAACAGCCAGTACCTGCCGCTCCTCGCGGAGGTCATGGAGCTGGTCCCGACGCCGAAGCTGTCCTTCAACACGGTGGCGAACATACAGCTGCTGCCTCTTCTAGGAGACGACTCCTGATGCCTACCTTTCAGATCTTGGACGCTGATCTTGTAAAGCAGCCATTCACCCCCAACCCGGACCCCGCCAAGGGTGAAAAGCAGGACTTGGCCAACGAGCTCCTCGCCGATGTTCTTGAGGCCTTGCTGAAGAAGGTTGGCACCCGCGCATACGGCGCTGCATCAAGCATGCCCGTGAGCGACACCACCGTTCTCAGCTCGCCCATCATCGCCGGCGAGGTTCTGCTTCACGCATCTGAGAAGATGTACGTCGCAGCGGTGGCCGAGACGGGCACGCCGACGATCACGGACGAGACGGGGATCCCGCTCGAGGCCGGCGAGAAATTCCACATGCAGATCACCACCGGCCAGCGGATCGCAGCGATCCGTGACCTTGTCGACGGCGTGCTGCACATCGCTCCAGTCCTCTAACCGGAGGCACCCATGCTTGGAATTGGAATTACCGGGGCGGTCGGCCGGATAGGCAGCACCGTCAAGACGGCAGGCGTGCCTGCTTTTCTCACCAAGGCCGACGGCTCGCCGATCACCAAGGCCGACAATAGCTACATCCTGAAGGGAGCCTGACATGGCCGCAAATCACGGACCACTGGCTGCCTACCTCGAAGACATGATGGCCGGCAACGAGACGGTCACAGGGGAAGCGCACGCCGTCCTTTCCGCCTTGAGGCGGTCCGTCGGCATTCTTGCCTCGCCGTCCTTCGCCAACCTGGGTGTGCTGTTTTCCTATGGCGTCGCCCCTGGGCGGCTGCCCGTCGGCCCCGGCGATGTGGTGGAAGTCCCGCGCCTTGGCGCATCCTACGACGTGGTCGCCCCTGATGCGACGGAGTTCGACCTGGACTTCACCAGCTCCGGCGGCGTGAAGCTCAATGTCCGGCGGCGCGATGGCGCCTACTATGCCGTCGACTTCGGGGCAGCCGGCGACCTGTCGGCGGACGATCTGATCCCCGTTCAGAAGGCCGTTTACAAGGGCGGGCTGGTCCGCCTGCATCAGCACTACCTATCGGGAGGTGTGAAGTACCGGACCAAGACCACGATCGAAGGGTACGGGTACGACAACAGTTTCCTGAGTCTCGACCCGGCCGTCAACGACGACGTCCTCTCTTCCGAGGGCACGGGGCTGGAGGATGTCACACTCCGCCGCTTCGGCATCACCGGAAACTATGTGAATGACGAGCCGATCAAGGGCCACCATGGCCTGATCGCCCATGACATTGCCGGCCTCACGATCGAGGGGATCGGCATCAAGGACACCAAGGAGTTCGCGGCACTCATTTGGGGCTGCCGGGACTTCATGATCACCGAGAACCGGGTCAGAACAGAGGGCATCAACAGAGACGGCTTCAAGCTGCTCTCATCCCGCGGCGGCACCTTCACCGGGAACGACATCGAGTCCGGCGATGACTGCGTCTCGGTGTCCGGTGAGGCTGATTTCGCCGGCAACGTCGTCATCGGCATGAACCGCCTTCGGAGCACTTACGCCCGGTGCGTCTACGTCAACACAACGCAGGCGGTGCCTGGCCCTGTCGGCAAGACGACCGTCATCGGCAACATCTGTGACCATTCCGATACGACCGCAATCGTCGTCGAGATCTACGACGGTCCCGAGAGGATCGGCGAGGTCATGGTCACGAAGAACCAGATTTCCGGCTTCGGCAAGAGGGTAAACAACCCCAACGGCCGGCTGGAAGCTGTCCGCGTGACCGGCAAGGTCGGCCACCTGATCAAGAAGGTCATGGTGGACGAGAACATGATCACGCTGGACGGCGCTCCGACCGACCAGGTCGCCAAGCTGGTCAATGTGACCCTCGCCGAAGATGTTTCAGTCTGCCGGAATACGATCGAGCTCGACCAGGAAGTGCTGCCCGAAAGCGCAGGCATCCAGATCGGCAGCGAAAACGAGCCGGTTTACGACTTCGCGGCGGACGGCAACCGGATCAACATGAAGGGGCATGGCTCCTACGGGATGAACATCTCCCGCGCCAGCGACGGAACGACCAACGACAACAAGATCAAGGGCGCGCCGATCGCCATCCGCGGCATTGGCGACGCCACCAACCCGTGCACGGATGTATCGGCTCGCCGGAACAAGATCACCGACCCGTATGGCGTGATGCAGAAGGCCATCGCAACGCTGAATAACTCCAGCGATTGGACGGCAGAAGGCAACGACATCAAGAACGCCGCCATCGCGAAGAACATCGACTTGGTCGGCACGGGCAACAGGATCCGAGGCAACAAGGGCTTTGCCACGTCGAACAGGGGGACGTTCGTCATCCCCGCTGCGGCGAACGTGCAGACCATCTCGCACTTCCTGCAGATCACCCCGCCGGTCGGCAGCATCAAGATCACGCCGATCACGAGTCTCGGGGCCGCCTCCAAGTGGCGGATCCCCCGCGCCGAGGTGACCGGCGGCACATTCAAGGTCTACCTCGACGTCAACCCTGGCGTCGATGTCAGCTTTGAGTGGGAGATCACGGACTGAAATCACAGCGTCGCCTGACCCGGGGCGGCGCTCATCCCATCCTGAGAGGTTCTCATGTACGAGCACGAAAGCGGCTTGCCACTCGCCTATGACCGCGCCACCGGCAAACAGGAACTGCAGGGCGTCGTCTTCCATGGCGAGCGCCGCTTCATCCAAGGGGCGGAGCTCAACGACCTCCAGACAATCCAGCGGGAACGCTCGGCCCGGGTGGGGCGCCTGATCGCCAGCGACGGCGACAGGATCGAACGAGCCGATGGCTTTGTAGACGTTGCCGCCGGTACGGTCACGCTGACCTCCGGCAAGATCTACGTCAACGGCGACGTCTTCCCTGTCGAGGAAGCGGTCCTTTCGTCGGTCCCGATGGTCGGCCGCGTCGAGATCGGCGTTCGGCTCACCAAAAGCTACGTCACTCACGAAGACGATCCGTCTCTTCTCGGCCTGGTGCAGGGCTCTCTCGCTGAGGGGGAGCCGGGCGCGGCGCGGGAAGTGGGCTCGATCGCATGGGCCCTCGAAGGGGATGAGGGCGAAGGCCAGTTCTATGCGGTGTATGTCCTTCAGGACGGCACCATCCTCGACCAGACCGGACCGTCAATGCTCGAGCCGGTCATGCAGCAGCTGGCAATCTACGACCGACCGAACGGCAACTACATCGTGACCGGCAACAGGGTGACCGCCCTGGGGGCGAACGGTGGAAAGCAGCTGTTCGCGATCGAGGAGGGCGAGGCCAACATCAACGGTTTCAAGCGCACCCGGTACGCAGCGCTCCGGTACGAAGAGGAAGAGGTGTGGGAAGAGGGGGCAATCCCCGGAGAGACCCATGTCTATCCCGGCGGGGCGAGCTACACCTTCAGCGTCGACTTCGCCCCCATCGGCGTCATCAACTCGATCCTCCTGACGAAGGAGAAGACGGTCACGGTGACTCGAGGAGCGATCGCGCACGGCGCTGATGCTCTCCCGGACACAAGCGTTATTGCGATTCTGTCGGTTACGCAGGGGGCTACGACTTTCGACGCGGTGACCAGCTGGAACCGGGTCAATAACTCGGTTGATTGGGCACCGGGTGGCCCGGAGCCGGTCAGCGGTTCGACGTACACGGTTACCTACCGGTACCGGGACGCGGTTGCCCCGACGTCGGCCACGGACTCTGAGATCACCGTCGCGAATGGGGCGACAGGCGGAGACATCATCGTCTCCTATACGCAGAAGCTGCCCCGGATCGACCGCATCGGCCTTCGGCAGGATGGCGCCCCGATCTACATCAAGGGCATACCTGCGCGGTCGAACCCGAAAGAGCCAACGGTACCGGCTGATGTTCTGGCGCTGTGCCAGGTCATCAATAACTGGATGTCGACCCCGATCGTCATCAATGACGGCGTGCGGTCCCTGCCGTATGCGGAGATGTGGCGGTACTTCAACCGCATCATCGACATCGACAGGCTCGTGCAGCTCGAGCGGCTGAAAAGCGGCATCGACGCCAAGGAGCCTGTCGCCAAGAAGGGGATGTTCGTCGACCCGTTCATAGACGACACCTATCGGGATCAGGGGCAGATGCAGTCCGGCGCCATCGGCAATGGCATGCTTCAGCTTTCGATCACGCCGACCTTCTACATGGCGCCGCTTGCGGATCCGGTCATGCTCGACTGGACGGAAGAGGTCATCGTCAGCCAGGAGCTGAAGACCGCGTGTGAGAAGATCAATCCGTATGCGAACTTCATCCCCTTGCCGGGGACCATGAAGCTCTCGCCTGCGGCAGACTTCTGGACGGAGAGCCGCACCGATTGGACATCGGCGCAAACGCTCGAGTTCAACCGAGGCACCCGCACCGACGGCGGCCCGCTGCAGACGTCGACGACGGAGACGCAGCTGGTCGATCAAAGGTCGGAACTCCTCCAGTTCCTGCGGCAGATCGAAGTGGACTTCACCATCTCCGGTTTTGGAGCGGGTGAGATCCTCGAGACGCTGACGTTCGACGGGATCGACGTGAAGCCGGCAGGGACGCAGACAGCCGATGCGAACGGCGTCATCGCCGGGACGTTCACGATCCCTGAGAACGTCACTGCGGGGAGCAAGGTCGTTCGTGCCATCGGCGAAGGGGAGACAGAGGCGACAGCCATGTTCACCGGACAGGGGACGATCGCCATCGACGTCATGCGTCGTGTCACGACGATCAACAACTGGACGGCGCCGCGCGTCGAGCGCTTCGTCGAGCAGTGGGGCAACAACAACAACCAGTCTGACGGTGTCGGCGGGAACTCCGATCCGCAGGCTCAGATGTTCGCCGTTCCCGAGATGCGCCAGGTCGTGGGGGTTGACTTCCACATCTGCCACGTCGGCGATGAAGGGAACCACTTGCTGGTCGACCAAGTGTCCATCAGCAACGGTTACCCGACGCTGGAGATCTTCGCTGAAGCTCTGGTTCCTATGGCTGGCGTCGCGGCCGGTACGTGGTTGGAAGCCCGGTACACTCTGCCGGTAACTTCCGCCCCGGACCGCAGGCACGCCTTCGTCATCAAGACCGACGACAGCGACCACTCGGTATCGCTCGCGGCGCTGGGTGGTTTCGACGCCGACCAGCAGAAGAGGGTGACGTCGCATCCCTATGTGACCGGCCCGCGCTTCTCCTCAGTCAATGCGGAGACGTGGACGGCGCACCAGGATGAGGCGCTTGCCTTCCGGATCGTTGCGGCACGCTATCCCGTCACCACCAAGACCGTCGATCTCGGCACCTACGATCTCGTCGACTGCTCTGACCTTCAGGTCCGCGCGGCTGTCGAATTGCCGGGTGCCGGCTGCAGCGTCGTCTTCGAGGTCGAGAGGCCGAACGGGACGATCTATCGTCTGCTTCCGTTCCAGATCCTCCAGTTGACGGAGTACCTGACGGAGACGGTGGAGCTGCGGGCAGTCCTGACGGGCACCTCGAAGCTCTCTCCCATCCTCTACGCTCCTGTAGAGTTGGTGGCCGGGGAGATATCGACGGGCCTTACCTACATCACCCGGGCCTTCAGCCTGGGGACGGCGGTGAGGATTGCGGCCTACTACAAGGCGTACCTGCCGGGCGGCGCCACGGTGACCATGGACTACTCGATCGACGATGGTCCGTGGGTGACGTTGCCTCTCGATGAAACAGAAGCGCTTGCGTTCCCCCTTTGGGTGGAGCGGAAGCATGAAGAGACGGGCCTTACCGGCACCACCGCTCGCTTGAGGATCACAGGCACCGGGGGACCGGCTGCCCGGCTGATCGTCGGCGATCTCGGCGCCGGTATTTTCTAAGGTAGGAAGATGGCGAACACCCAGCATTTCAACATTCCGAAGCCGGACACCTCGGCTGATGTGGACGATGAGTTCTACCGGCTCATGGACGCATTGGATGTGGTCGACGCCATCCTCTTCACCCTCCAAACAGCCCTGGGTGGGAAAGCTAGTTCCACCCACGGGCATGGCATCCCGGACATCACTGGCCTCGAGCAGGCCTTGGCAGACAAGATGCCGAAGGACAAGCCGTTCTCGCTCGACGACCTTCAGGACGTGGAGGGGGCTGGAGACGCGGCCCTGAACTACGTCCTGGTCAAAGGGGTGGATGGCCGGTGGAGGCCGTCGTCAGCGGCGGCTGCTATCGGCAACCACCAGCATGGCGTAGGTGACATAACCGGGCTGGCGGCCCAGCTCAGTTCGATCGTCTCGAGCCTGAGGGACGGCGTTGGCTCGTCGCTCGACACGCTGAAGAAGATAGCGGCGGCGATCAACAACGACCCGAACTTCGCCGCAACGAACACAGCGGCCATGAATGGGAAGGTGTCGAAAGCTGGCGACGAGATGACGGGGAACCTGCTCATCTCCAAAGTCAACCCGATGGTCCGCCTCCATCATCCCAACGTCAAGGTGGGTGAGCTGTACGTCGATGCTAATGGCCGCCTGATCTACCGGGACCAGGGCGGGCAGGTGCACTTCTACATCGACACAGGCGGCGGGATATGGACCCAGCAGTTGGGTCACCTGAGTGACCGGATCGAGAACCGTGCGCTCGCGTGGGCAAACGACCGGGTTGCGAACTTGGCTTTCCGAAAGACGGGTCATTTCAGCGTCACCCTTGGCAGCGGCACGCATGTATATCGCTACAGCGGGATTGTTATGGACGGGGTTACGACCGCTGGCGGGACAGCCAACCCATGGGAGCTTAGCCACATCCACTGTGCGTACCTTCAGGCCTATGACCCGGTTCGGGGCTGGGTTGCATTTAGCGGATGATGGGGATTGCGATGAAGATCAAAAGTTACGGACATTTCACGCCCTATCAGGGCGACGTCGCGGCCTACGCATTCTTCAGGAATGAGCACGGCCATGACTGGTACGATCTGCAAAGGGGAAAGGTAGCCGGCATCGGCAAGCTGGTGGAGCTAGGGCCAAAGGGGGCCTTTGTTAAGTCGCCTCATGCGGTCTGGCTCGTGGTCGACCCGGAGGGCAGAGTTATCAATGTCGAAGTTGATCCCTCTAGGATCGTTCCTCGCGATAAGACCGTGCTCGGCATCGATGGGGCCTCACCGGGCGACTTCTCTGCCGGCATGATCTTCCAGGGCGGACAAATCCTACCTGCTCCTCCTGCTCCTCCGGCTCCCTATTACATCAACAAGGAAACTCCTTGGATGAGGATGACGGACGAGGAAGCGGAAGCGGTCGACGTGGCATACAACGCGGCCAGCGTCAGGTTCCGCCAGTCCTACAACTCAGCAGTCTCACTCAGGCCGGACACGGCGCTGTGGGATGAATGGAGGACGATCCTCGTCGGCGTCCTTGGGGAGCCGCGAACCGACCAGCTGCTCGAGAGAGAGTAACCCGAACACAGAACCCGCCCACTGAGGCGGGTTTTTTCATGCCCGCCGCAAGCGGTTTTCAACACCCCGCGTCTGCGGGCTCAAGAGAGGAACTGAACATGGCCGACATCTTTCTGCACGGCGTGGAGACCATCGAGCGCAACAACGGACCCCGCCCGGTGGAGACGATCGACACGGGCATCATCGCCCTCATCGGCACGGCGCCGGACGCCAGCGACACGCTCTGGCCGATTAACCAGGTTGTTCCGGTGTATGGCAGCAACGGCCCGGTGACCGGGCTTGGCGAGACTGGCACGCTGCTCGATGCGATCGAAGGGATCTTCGACCAGGCGGGCCGTGTCTCTCAGACCGTGCTCGTCGTCCGCGTCGAGGAAGGCGAGGACATTTGGGAAACCATCAGCAACATCGTCGGCAACTCGGCCACCCTGACCGGCATGCACGCGCTGCGCGCCGCCAAGGCTGACCACGGCCTGACGCCGAAGCTGATCGTCGCGCCTGGCTTTACCTCGCAGCGGCCGGCGGACGGCGTCGCGTCCATCGCAGTCGGTGGGTCTGGAGGCGACGGCTACACCAGCGTCCCGACGGTGACGATCACCGGCGACGGTAGCGGCGCTGAGGCGGAAGCGGTCATCAACAGCGAGACCGGAAAGGTGACGGAGATCGTCATCACCAAGCCCGGCTTCGGCTACACCGTCGCACCGACGGTCACCCTGACCGGTGGCGGCGCGACGACGCAAGCGACAGCAACGGCGACTCTCGGCAGCGTGGCCAACCCGGTCACCGTCGAGGCGCTGTCTCTGGCCCGCAAGTTCCGCGCCGGCGTGATCAAAGACGCCCCAGCGACAAGCACGTCCGCCGCCATCTCTGATCGCGGGGACTACGACACCGACCGCCTCCTGATCGTCGAGCCGATGGCGAAGGTCTTCAAGGATGGCGCTGCGGTGGCGCAGCCGGCATCTGCTCGAGTCGCCGGCCTTCAGGCGCGGGTCGACTACAGCGAGGGCTTTTGGGTCTCGCCGTCGAACCATGTCATCGAAGGCATCGTTGGCGCATCGCGGCCGATCGAGCACTCGATCATGGACCCGTCCGCGGAGTCGCAGCTCCTTAACCGGAATGCGGTGGCGGCCATCGTCCGCGCTCCGTCCGGCGGCTTCAAGCTGTGGGGCAACCGGGTTCCTTCGTCGGATCCGCTCGCGCAGTTCTGGTCCGTCCGCCGCGCGCACGACACGATCATCGACTCCATCGAACGGGCATCCGAACCGTTCATCGACAAGCCCTTCAGCGTGCAGGTGCTGGTCGACATTGCGGAGACGGTGAACTCGGCGCTGCGCCGCTGGGCAGCCCTGGGCGCCACCCTTGGCGGCCGGGTGTGGCTGGATCCCGGCCTCAACACGAAGGAGACGTGGGCCTCCGGGCACCTCTACATCTCCTACGATGCTGAGGCGCCGGCTCCGATCGAGCACATCACCTTCATGTTCTCGCGGAACACTGGCTACTACGAGACCCTGTCTCAGAACGCCATCCGCGAGATCTCCCGCATCGCCGGCACGTCTCTGACCGCCGCCTGATCCTCAAGCCCATAAGGAGAGATTTCCATGCGGCACATTCTGCAGGGCTTCACCATGTACGTAGACGGCGTCGACTTCGGTATCGACACCGAGGAGGTGGAGCTCCCCATCCCGACCCCCATGACGCAGGAGTACCGTGGGGGCGGTCAGGATCTCGGCGCAACGCTGCCCATGGCGGCGATCGAAGCGCTCGAGATCACCGTGAAGATGGCCGGCCACAACGTCGAGGTCATGAAGAAGATGGCCCTGGCACCTGGCCAGACCACCCGCATCACCTTCCGCGGTGCTGTCATGCGTGAGCAGGACGGCGGCATCGCGGCTCACGTCTGCATTGTCGAGGGCGCCATCAACGGCGGCACCCGCGACCGGTGGCAGAGGGGTGAGAAGTCCGGCATCGAGTTCGTCGTCAATGGCGTGAAGTATTTCCGCTACGAGGCCGACACCGATGTCATCCACGAACTCCAGGTCTGGCCGCCGAAGCGCATCGTCAACGGCGTCAACCAGCTCTCGGAAGTCAACGCAGCGCTCGGCTACGCAAGCTGAGGCTAACCCCAACAGGAGTGTGAAATGAACACGGTCGTAGGACGCACCAAGGCCTTGTCGGCTGAGGAGCTCGCGAGGGTGGAAGCTCGCCAGACACAGCAGGCTGAGGCGGAAGCATCCGCCCCAGCTGCACCGAAATTCGCGAGCAAGCAGGAGCGCACCCGGGAGGTGCCCCTCGAATGGCCGCTCGAGTACGACGGCAAGACCTGGGACAAAATCACGGTGCGCCGTGCGGTAGGCCCGGACTTCAAGGCGATCGCGCAGCTCGGTGGCACGAAGGACGAGGACGTCGGCCTCGCCCGAATCCTTTCCGATGCACCGGAAGCAATCATCCGCGCGCTCGACGGCGATGACTATGCCACCCTCATGGAAGCCATCCGGGATTTTCTTCCACGGAAGTTGCGGGCGGGGGACGAGCCGACTTCCGAGAATGGGACGAGTACGCAGCAGTCGTCGCCCACGTCCTCCACTTCGGATACCGCGACCTCCTAGAGATGGAGTTCTTTGAGCTGGTCAACGTCTGGTACCCGAGGGCCGTGCAGATCTTCGAGATCACGCAACAGACCAGCATCGAAAACCTGAAGAGGATCCTGACCGGTGGCGGCAAGCAGACAAGCTAAACTCGTCCTTACCCTCGTCGACCAGGTATCCGGTCCCGCGAGGGGCATCGTTGGCGCTCTCAGGGGCGTCGATAATGCCATCAAGACAGCCGGGACCGTAGCTATGGCGCCAGCGCGCGCCGTGGCTGCAGCGGGCCGGTCCCTGCGTCGCAACGCTGGTGACATGACAGTTGCCAGCGCTGCGATGACCATCGGCCTTACCAAGGCAGGACGCGCCATCTACGACATGGAAGACGTCCTCAACGAAATCGAAGGTCGCCGCTTTGGCAAGCGCGATCTGTTCAACTTGGCAGACGGTACCGAGATGACCCGCAAGGCGTTCCGCCAGTCGGTCACGGATCTCGTCACCACAATCGACAAGGAGTCGCCGCGCAACGCAGGCGAGATCGCCAAGGCCTATAACCAGCTGGTGCAGGCCGGTATGACGCACGAACAGGTGCACGGGATTCTGCCGACCTCCGTCGACTTCGCCATTGCCGGCAACTACGACACCGAAGAAGCGGCCGACAAGCTGACCAACGTCATGACCTCCATGCAGATGCCGATGGCGACGCTGGAGCAGGCGCAGGAAAGCGCCAAGCGGGCGGCCGACACGATCGCCTATGCCGCGAACATCACGAACTCCAACGTCGAGCAGATGACGGAGGCGTTCAAGTACGCCGCTCCGTCGGCAGCCGCGCTGGGAATCGACATCGAGCAGCTGGCGTCCATGTTCGTCATCCAGGCTCGCCGGGGTATCAAGGCATCTGAAGCCGGCGTCTCGATCCGTGCGATGTTTACCCGCATGGTGCGGCCGACGAAGATGGCGGCGGCAGCGCTGGCCAACTACAACATCGATCTCGCCGACTACCTCGAGCGATCCAAGGAAATCTCCTCAGGCGACGTCGTCAACGCCCTGCAGGTGGGTGGCCTCGATGCTCGAGGCGCTACGGCCGAGATCGACAAGATCCTCGCCACCAGCGAGAGCACGGCAGTCAAGGTCCGGCAGATCACCGAAGCTATCACCAAGTCGGTGGGCGACAACAGCACCATGTCTGCCGAGGTGATCTCGGAAGCGGTGCGCGAAGTCATGTATTCCTTCGGGGAAAACCTCGACGTCGAGCGGCTGATCGAGGACATGCAGAAGGCAAACATCGCGGTCTCGGATTTCTTCAAGATCTTCGACGTTCGCCAAGGCGCCCGAACGCTGTCCCTGTTCTCGGATGATCTCGGTCGCTGGATCGATAACATCCGGCAGAACGCCGGCGGCTTCAGCGAAGCGATGAGCGACGTCCGAATGCAGGGCGTCGTCGGCGCCGTTGCTCGTATGGACTCCGCCTTGTTCGGTGTCCTTCGGGCAGCCGCCGACTCCGGAGTGCTGGACACGGTTACGAATGGGCTTGAGAAGTTTGCCGCGGCGCTCAACAACCTCGCCAAGGTCAACCCTGAAGCTCTCGAGATCGGCACCTATGCCGTCATGGCTACGGCTGCGCTGGCGCCCCTTGGCTTCGCGCTGTCGGGGATCGCGACCGTCGCTGCGCTGGTGGTCAACCCGCTGGCGTGGGTGGCCGGTGGCCTTGCGTACCTGGCCTACCTCAACTTCGACAACCTGATGATATGGGCGAAGAACTTCGGCCCGGCTCTTCAGGAATCGTTGGGGCCGCGGACGCTGAATGCGATCGAGAAAGCCAAGGAGCTGCTCGGAAGCATCTTCAAGACCCACGAGTTCGATGCGGCTGCCGCTGGTAAGGCGCACGGGGAGGGCTTCGCCGCCTTCATCGAGAGCGAAGTCGTGGCGATGGAGCACAACATACAGCAGTTCCAGGATCTCTGGAGCCGCATGAAGGGCGGGTGGTTCAACTTCGAGGAATGGTGGAACGGTCTCGTGACCGACTTCCATACCGGACTCGACCGCTTCATCGCCGAGAGCAAGGACGGCTTCGTCCGCATGAAGAACGACCTCATCGCTGAGGGGCAGCAGCTTTACGATGCTGGCCTCCAGATGATCCAGTCTTTGTGGGACGGCGCCGTCGCCAAGTTCGAGGAGTTCATGGGCTGGGTGCGAGGCATCCCTGGCAGGATACGGGCCGCCATCGGCAGCATCACCATCGATAATGCGATCAACTTCGTGACCGGTGGGAATGAGCCGGTGGCGGTGCCGAACATTCAGGGCAGCAACGACAACGGCATTGATGGGGCTCGAGCCAAGGGTGGGCCAGTCAAGAAGGGGCTGACGTACCTGGTCGGCGAGGAAGGGCCGGAGCCCTTCACACCTACGCAGGACGGGCACATCACGTCCAACAGGGATTGGCAGTCGGGACGGAGCGGAGGCGGAAGCAGCCGCGTCATTCAGATGACCAACCACTTCCACCTCAAGGGTGGGGCTACGAAGGACGACGCCAAGACCATCATCGACGAGCTCGATCGTCTTCTCGGCAGGGCAGAGCAGACCGCCTTTGGCGGCATGAAGTATGGAGAAACGTGATGTTGATGGCATGGGGACCGTACCGGTTCACGGTACCGAATTATTCGGTCGAGACGATCCGGCGGTCCGTCCAGCCACGGGTGGAGCCGCAGCCGGTTATCGGGGCGACTCCTCCTCTCCACAAGCTCGGCCCGGGCAATGAGGTGATCAACCTCGAGTCCACCTTCCACCCCCATCACTTCAACAAGCGCGGCCTGACCCAGCTGGCAGCGGTGAGACAGGCGGTCAACGCGCTGACGCCGCTGCCACTGGTTCACATCAACGGGAACGGCATGAACATCTTCGGGATGTGGACGGCCATCTCGATCGACGACGAGGAGACGATCTTCGACACCCACGGCACGCCGTGCATGGTCGTCGCCAACCTGTCGCTTATGCGTGAAGACCCATCGCCGGCTCGGTCGCTCGCCATCCAGGCGGCGGTCGCCGGCATCAACTTCAGTCTGTCATTGAGGCTTGGTTTCTGATGCCCACTCCCGTCTTCTACATCAAAGCTGACGGGAAGGACGTCACCGACAATCTCCGTGGCGTCGGCATCACGATGACGATCACTGACAGCGAAGGCCTGTCGGCCGACACGCTGCAGCTGGAGATCGACGACATCGACGGCAGCGTCGAAGCACCGCGCACCGGCGTCGTGCTCAACCCTATCGGCGGTTACGAGGGGAACCTCAGGGATTTCGGTCTCTTCATCGTCGACAGCGTCACCTACACCGGCTGGCCGCAGAAGATCTCGGTCGATGCCAAGTCTGTAGCGGCGAAGTCCCTCGCCAAGCAGCGCGAGCCGAAGGCGTACCCGAAGAAGGACTTCCCCACCTACGGCGACATCTTTCAGGAGGTGGCCTCGAGCATTGGTCTCACCCTCAAGATGGACAGCAAGCTGAAGGCGATCGAAAACCAGTATGAGGCGCAGGCCGAAGAAGACGGCCTTGAGTTCCTGACCCGCATCAGCGGAAAGATCAACGCCTCCGTCACCGTCAAGGCCATGAACCTGGTGGTGGCGATCAAGGGGGCAGGGCGAAGCGCCAGCGGCGCGCAACTCGATCGCATCAGGGTGGCCAAGGGGTACAATCTCCTCGACTACAGCGTGACCGAGAGGGACGAGCCGAAGCACAGCGAGGTGGAGGCCACCTATTACGACCGCGACAAGAACGAGCGCGCATCTGTCTCTGTCTCCACCGGACTCGAGGGGCCGAAGTTCCTGATCCGGAGCGCCTTCCAGAACGAGGCGGAAGCCAAGGAGGCAGCGGAGTCGCAGGCGAAGGAGCTCACCCGAATGCAAGGGGAGGCGACCTTCACCATAGACGGAGATCCGTTCGCGATGGCTGAGGCATGGGCCGACGTCACCGGATGCCGCACGCGGGTGGATGGGGAGTGGCGCATCCGGACCGTGACGCACAACTTCAGCTCCGGATCCCCGTACACCAACACGCTCCAGTGCGGCACAACCTCAGAGGAGGGCGGAGACGAATGAAGGACCGGTTCCTCACGGCTGCGGATGGGTCGACGATCTACGTGACCATGGACGGCGACACTGTCGACGCTGTCGCCTACGCCAGGTTCGGCGTTCACGCCAAGCACACCGAAGAGATCTACGAGTTGAACCCTCACCTCGTCCTTCTCGATGTTGTCCTGCCCGCCGGCGTAACCATCAAGTTGCCGGCCGCTACCGTACAAGCACCTCAGCCCAGGCCGACACGTCAGCTTTGGGAATGAGCGGTCACGAGCGACCGTGATCTGCTGCCCGCCCTCCTTCCACCCAGGGCGGGCAGCGACCCTGTCATTAAGCCCCGTGCCTCACCGCCGGGGCTTTTTCTTTTCAAAGGTGAACTATGGCAACGCTTCTCAAGCTCGGCTCGAAGGGCAAGGCAGTCGAGGAGGTGCAGACGCTCCTCAACAAGACCCCGGCCAAGCCGAAGTTGACGGTCGACGGTGATTTCGGCGGCAAGACGGACAAGGCAGTCAGGCACTTCCAGGAGAAGAGCGGTCTGGTTGTCGACGGAAAGGTCGGGCCTCAGACGCTCGCCGCCCTGAAGCAGACCGTGGCACCGCTGAAGCCAGGCAGGCCGGAGCCAGCGAAGGGGGCGATCGTCTCCCCGGTACCAGAGACGGGGCCCACCTCTGTCTCGCCAGCGCCGCCGCCGAACGCCAAGAGCGTGAGGATCCTCGACACGTCCCGCGTTATCGAGGAAGTCATCGTCCACTGCACGGCCACGCCGGAGGGGAAAGACTTCACGGTCGACGACGTCCGGGCATGGCACAAGCAGCGCGGATGGTCGGACATCGGCTATCACTTTCTGGTCTACCGGGACGGACGGGTCATAGCCGGCAGACCCATCGGCCAGGTCGGCGCCCATGTCAGCGGCCGGAATACCGGCACCGTCGGCATCGCTTACATCGGTGGGCTCGCGGCCGACGGCCAGAAGGCAAAGGACACGCGCACCGACGCGCAGCGATCCTCCCTGCTGTGGCTCACCATGCAGCTCGCAGCCAAGTTCCCGGTCCGCAAGGTCAGCGGGCACAATGAGTACGCATCCAAGGCATGCCCCTCGTTCGATGTCCGCAAGGACCAGCTTTCGACGCTGGCTCGCTGACTCAGCTCAAAAGGAACACCGACATGAAAAACCTCGCACTGGTGGCGACGGCGGCGCTTGCGCTGTCCGCTTGCACCACACTGGATGGCTCGTTGGAAAACAACGTGGCCACCACCTGCCGGATCTCCCAAGCCACCTACGCCGCCTTCGTGGTTGCCTCCGTGGCGGGAGAGTGGTCGCCCCGCACCGTCGCCAAGGTCGAGGTTGCCTACGGCGCCCTCGCTGCGGTGTGCAACGACCCCGACGGTGTGAAGGCTGAGGATCTCCCGCTGATCGTCGCCAACGCCTACGCCGACTTCATCCAGGCCACGAGAAGCGCTCGGGCCGCAGCAAGGAACTGAGACCATGCGTCACCCCCTTCATATCGCCGTTCTCTGCATCGTGCTGTCTCTCGCTGCCTTCGTGGCGTGGCCGGCATTCTCTCAGGTCGTTGACGCGGAGCCTGTCATCTCCCCGTCCTCGGTCTGGTACGACATCTGGACCATCGTGCAGCCCGTCATTGTCCTGCTCATCTCGACAGTGGGGCCGGTTCTCGTCGCCTGGCTGAGTGCCCGGCTCATCGCGCTGTTGAAGGTGAGCGACGAAAACCAGAAGGCTGCGCTTGAGGCGAAGCTGCGGGATGCCTTGCATCAGTCGGCAGCGAACGCCCTGAAGTACGCTCTGGTAAGGGCGGGTCTCCCGGCAGGGGCGCATGTCGCCGGCGCGGTTATTGATGAGGCCATGCGCTACGTCGAGGAGAAGAACCCCGACGCGCTGGACAAGCTCGGCGTCCACTCCGAAGCGCTGCGCGAAATCATCATGAGTAAGGTTCCGGATCTCCTCGGAACACAGGCGATAAGGTAGGCTGAGGGCAGCCTCCAGCGGTAAGGAGCTAACCGATGGATGAGACGTCTGTCCTCCATGCAACAAAGACCCTGGTCGACTATGACCCTCTCCTCGGTTCCCTGCTGGTGCTGGCATTGGCGGGGATCGTCGCCCTGTTCCTGTGGGCGAAGTCTCTTCTGAAGCAGTTGACGCAGTCTCAGGCCAACCACCTCGAGGACGTGCGCAAGTACGCCGACGAGGGGGCCTCGACCCGGGCAATCGTCAGCGCCAACACTGAGCAGATCCGATCAACCGGGGAGCATGTGGCGAAGATGTTCGAGCTCGCTAGAACCCACCACGAAACGACGTCGAGGCTGTTCGACTTCGTCAAGGAGAGGATGCGTCACCAATGA